TAACAAAAAAGCTACTGTGATTAGTAGTAGCCCTATAACAATAACTTCAATCTTGTTTTTCATTTACTTTATGTTGGTCGATTTTATCTAAGATTAACTGCAGTAACTCATTCTTTATCAACCCTGCCCTACCTGCGTTCTTGAGTGCACTTATAAGCTGAAAGAGAATAAAAGGAGCACAGATAGTTTCGCTTAACCAGAAAGTGCCCTCAAAGCCTCTCTCAATCATCAGGATTCCTGTAAGCATAAATACCCAAACCATTAAGGTCTTAAGTACACTTAATGCTTTCTTGGTCTTAAAGCCTTCCATTTTTGTACCAGCCCATACACCAAAAAATCCGTCAATGAATACTACAGATACAACAGCTAAGTACTGTTCGGCATTATCTGCTCCTAGATTAAGGAAGTAAGCTCCTAAGAAAGCTAAGAGAGTTGTACCTGTGTATAAGAGGAAAGAGGTTTTCATTTTCGCACACCTATACCTATACCGATGCCAATCATTACTTATAGGCAATTACACTACCTGAAGAGATAGTAAAACCAGTAATCACTCCTCCAGGAAGAAATGCTCCTTGCTTGAAGGTGATAGCACTCATACCATTGTTAGCCAACTCAGAAGCACCATTGACAAGAAATTCTGTGAATATAGTGTCTTCTTGTACTACTAGTGCGTTGTAACGTACATTTGATACTGTACCTGTGCCGTGGCGTTTAAAGCCTCCTGAGCCTACAGAAAGTCCTGTGTGTGCTGAAATCGCTCTCAAGCGTTTTCCTTGTTCATTTACTTGTTGATTATTATCCATTTTCTTTCGTTATTAAAACCGACTTGCGTCCGACATTACAAAGTTAATTTTAATTGCTGTTTTGTCAAGTTATTTCTTAGTCTGGAGACATCTGGCTTTGTTGTAGTTGCTCAAAACTTTTCTGAATAGTGCTACGTCTATTCTTTTGAAATGCTTTCTCTACTGATTTATAAAATTCAGTCTGTTCATTCTTAGGAGCTTTAGGTAACTTGACATCGTAAAAGTCCTGTAACATAAATTCTATTTGTTTTACATCTTGAGAACCTTCATAAGCACTAATGTCTTTTTCCATCTTAGCAGCCTCAATAACTGGGTTTGTAGATTCCATCATCATCTTTTCTACTTTAAGAACTCCCCACTCAGCAACTTTAGATTTCATCTCTTCTACGTTAGGCTTGGACATTTTATCCCATTCTCCTTCCATGAAGTAGACATTGTCTTGAGGGTCTCTCGCTAAAATTTCTTTTTGCAAACCAGATATTTTTTGTTGAATCTGTACATAATCTCCCAAAGGATCTTGCATTCCTAACATTGGATTAAGCTTTAACATATCCATAACTCTTTTTCTAGGTGCATAGAATGGTTTTAAACCTGACTCTACTCCATAGTATTTCATAGCCATTGCAAGTACTCTAGGTAATCCTCTAGTAGGAGCAGGGGTATTAACAATACTGTTACCTCCCATGTCTCTTCTTTGTTCGTAGTAAGGTTCAAATGGGTCTGTGATATTTCTTACATCAAAAATAGCTTCAAAGATTTGGTCAAAACTTCTCATCTGAGGTCCAAATAAAGCATAGAGTCCATGTCTTACTGCACTACTAGCACCTCCTTCTTCATCTCCTGGTCTTGCTAAAGGTTGTCTAAAGAATGTTTTATAAATCCAGTTAGAAGGAGCAAGTAATGGATGTAAGCTAATTGCTTCATCATATGTACCTAAGGAGATAATAGCTAAAATTGATAGCAACTTAGAAGGGTCGTCATCTCCTCCCCCTCCTAATCCCATAAATAAAAGTGAAGTTAATCCTAATGAGATAGCATGTAGTCCTACTACGTTTAAAGTATCTCTGAATATTCTTTGATGTTTTTCTTTCTCAAATTCAGTACTTCCCAAGTCCATTCTTTCTCCTGCAACTAAGTATCGCATTTTTCTAAGTAAGGATTTTCCACCTTCTGCGTAAAATCCCCCCTCTAGATTACCTGTATACAAAGAAAGTCTACGTTGTCCAAAGTTTGTCTGGAGGTTAGGAGCTAACCAGCGTCTCATAGACATCACCACACTTGCAAAGAGATTCTTCTCATAAGCAGAACGAGACCTTCCGTAGTAGTTACCTTGAGTACTAGTGTATAATTCGTGAATTTGATCTCTTAACTGTTGTTCTACTAGTCTTAACTTTTCTTGCTTTACTGAGTTTACTTTTTCTAAACTATTAATTTTTACGTCTATTGAGGTTAATAGTCCTTTTAATTTTGTCTTTTGCGCACTGCTTAGATTTTCTATAGTAGAGACTCCTTCTTGGGCTAAAAACGTTGATATGATTTGCTTTCTGTCTTCTATTAAAGAACGCATTGCGTTTAACTCTAATCCAAATACTCCTTCTTTTGGAACAAGGATACCGTCAATTACTTCATAAGCATCACTTAGATTAACTCTAGTTTGTTGACCGTTAATTACAATAGGTACGTCTAAACGAGCAATCAATGCCTCATAGATGGGTAGAGTAGAAGCCATCTCCATGTATCCAAATATCTGTCCACTAAAATTCTCAGCATTAGCATACTTATAAATACTTGTCTGGTGTACGTTTGTAGCTAGTTTAGTTGGATCTGCAGCAGGCAATGCTCTGAAGTGAACTAGTTTTAATGCATACTCACTATGTTGCTTAGATCCTATCTCGAGTGAAACTAAGCTTCGCCTCATAGTTAAGCCTTTCCACCACGCTCTAAGTAATTCTTTTCGGGTTAACCCATATTTATTTTTACTTAAGACAATTTTAAGAAAGTTGTTAAAGATGTTTTTGAATACACGTAGAAAGTTAAATAACAATACTCGACTCTGACTAAATCTAAAAACTCTTCTCATAGCACGCATAGTAGCTTTCATGTATGGGTTATCTCCCAAACTAGTGTTGCTTACTTCGCCTCCATAAAAAAATCTTTGAATCTCGTTATCAAGCATCTGAACATCTCCATCAGGTATGTTTGTACCTAAAGCAGCCTCTCTAGCCGCAAATACTGCAGGCATTGCTTTCTTTAACCCTGCAAATTCAGAAGCATATGCACCATACTCAGCAAGTGACTGAACCAATACACGAGATACTTGATTTGTATTTAAAGGTTCTTTGTATCTAGTTTTAATTAACTGTACTTTTCTGTTTGATTTTGCTATCTTCTGTTTGTCTTCTGAATCAACTAAACTAGATATTTCATCTTCATACTGATCTTCCCCTGCTAAACCTGGTTTAAAGATAAGTTTCCAACCATCTACCCAACCTTTGAATCTAGCCAAAGGATTGGTGTACATATCAGTTATATTTTCTTTAGCATCTCTAGTCTTGTTAGGAACAACATAACCTTCAAGACGTTGTGATACTGGTAGGTTTCTTTGTATGTCCTCGTAAAGACCTACCATCTCATCAGCAATATCTTTATCGTCTTGAAGTGATTTAGTGTAAACTTCGTTGGTGTATTTATTGTCTGTAGTTTGTCTAGGTCTAGCGGACCCTAAGAAGTTGTAATCTTTGTTTTTATATTCATCTCTAACTCTAGGTACTGCCCAATCAAAGTTTGGATTCTCTTGTTTTATATAAGCAGCGTTACGAGGAATAGTACGGTTCCAGATATAAATAGGTCTTTCGTAAACTTTAACTATCTTTTTTCCTGATTTCTTGTCCGTGTAACTCTTCTTAATGGAGATATGGTTTGCTTTATACCAATCACTCTCTTTGATTCTTTGTTGCAAACGCAACTCAGTAATCATATTCTCATAGGAAGATACCAGATCATTCCTATGTTTATCTGTACCAAACTCAGAAGGATGATTTAAGACAGGTAAGTTATCGTCTAGCTCTAAATCTTCATCAACTAAACCTTCATTCTCAATATACTGATCTGCTAATTTCTCCGCAAGTGCTTTAATCTCTATTACTTGTTGAGCATCTGCATATAAGTCTACCCTAGCGGCACGAGCAACACTGTTGTACTGCTCTACGTAGTATTCGGTAGTTTCTTTAGTTTGAATATCGCTGATCTGTTTGAATAGAACTTTTAGAGTTTCTTTATCTTGGTCAGATATCTGTCTATTTTCTTCTGCGTCCTCTTTAAGTTTTTCAATCTTTGTCTCTAAGTCTCTAATAGTTTGTCCTAACCCTCTTTGAATTTGGCTACCTACTATAATACCATCCTGGTCTCTGTACCCTTTAACTGAATTAAAGAGTTCATCATATGCCTCACTCAACAAAGGGTCTTCTCCATACTTAAGGAAGATGTTTTTGATTTTATCTGCAATGCTTCTTTGTAATTCAAAAAACTCAGGGTCAATCTCAGTACGAGTGTTAGCGTTTAACCACTTGTTTAACTCGTTTTTAGCTACTTCTAATTGTGCTGTTATATCTACTAACTCATTTTGTTTAGTAGTAACATCCTGACCAAGGGCAATCTCATCTGCAATGTCTGTATTTAAGATACTAATTTTACGTTCTAAGTCAGCTACTTTTTGTTTACGTGAGTTCTTCTCAATCTCAAAACGTACTTTAACTTTATCTGGGATTACAAATTCAATGGCTTCTAATGCTTTACGTTTATTCTTGTAAGCAATAATAGAATCTGCAATGTTTCTTTCCTTAGTCCCTTTAGGTTTCTCCGTACCATCCTCATTATAAATAGAACCTAGTCTTTCATAAGCTCTTCTTAACTCTGTTCTATGCTTTCTTTCTTCTTGACTAGCCTCTGCATCTCCAAAGACAGCCTGGTGTTCTTCTAGTTGGTCTAGTAAGTCTGTACGAGCTTCTCTAGCTTCTGAAATTAATAAGTCTTCTGCTTCGTAATACTCGTCTGTGTAAGGGCGTACTGCGTAATCATCTAGGAACTTTTGTAATTTTTCTTGAGCCTCTATTATTTCTGCTTCTACTCCTCCTTTTTTAGCCGAGTCTACATTTCTTTTTAACTCCTGCAAATCATTTCTAAACTCAGCCTCTTTAAACTTTGTATTATAAGCAAGTTGTTTTACTACTTTACGAACACCATTGGCGTCATAGTAAACCATATCAACTTCACGAGTTAAATTCTTGTAAAAGTTGTCTATACTTTGTGTCCAACGAATACCTTGCTTTTTATTTCTGGCTTCAACTTTATCAAATAATTTTTTAGCTCTGTTAGTATACTCAAGACTCTTGTTACCCGCCTCAGTTAAGTGTACGTCTAAGTATTCTTTAACTACCTGAACCAAAGGACTGCCTGTCATGTTAGCAACTCCCAAGTAAATAGTAAAGAAGTTAGCACCCGTGTATTGAGGGTTCATACCAGTTTGAAGTAACTTAATAATGTTTTGTTGAGTAGGAACCCAATCTCTAAACATCCTAAGCTGACTCAAGTCCTTTAACATATCAGCTGCTTTCTTAGTCTGGTTGTTTGCTAAAGCTTGGTTGTATAACTTTTCTTTGGCATCAATCTCTTGATTCAACTGACTGTTTGGCTCTTTTAACTGAGCAGCAATTAATCTAAAAGGCTCACTTAATTGAGAAGCTACTGGAGCTAAGATAGAAGACTTAGCTTCATTTCTCAAACTGTTTGATCTATCAGAAATGTTTTTAAGCTTGGCAATTAACTCTTGAGAAACAATATCAAAGTTCTCTACTTGACTTCTGCGTTCTTGTCTAAACTCTGCAGCTCCTATAGGATTTATATCTAAGTCAGTCTTTGTTTGTTCCATCCTCAACTGAGGCATTAGATACTGATTGTAAGCAGCCATCTGTTCTTGAACAAAGTCAGCTATGTGTATTGCATGGTTAAACACTGATACAGCATCTTCTGAACTATAATATCCTAAGTTATTTCTATGTAAGTCAACATCTTTAATAACTCTATCTACTAACTGCTCTATTGCTACTAAATAATCAATAGAAGATTTAATAGTACTTGCTAAGGATGCACTTGATATATTACCAAATTTTTCTCTGATTCTTTCAATAGAAGCAAAACGTGGGTCAATCTCAGACAACCCCTGACTTAGTTGTTTCCAACTAGAACTATTAAAAGTACTATCAACATACTGTTGGAACTGACTTAAGTTAACACTAAGTGGGTTTAAAGGTTGTGCTGCATATGGTTGGTTAAATCTTAGTTCATGTTCACCTGCTAAGTCTGGCATATCTTCTAGATTATCCAGATAGTCAAAGTAATCATCTACTGTTTGATTAACTCTATCAAACAAGGTATCTCCTAAACCTAATACATTCTTTAAGAATCTCTTTATGTTTTCTGTAACACGTCCTACAAATGTTTTGTCTTTATTTGTTCTCTCTGCTTCTTGTAGATCGTTTCTAAAGTAGGGATTAGAGAGATACTCTGACACAAACTCTTCAACATTCTTAAAGCCGTAGTGGTGCTGTAGTCTAGGAAATTTAGATTTATATTCAGAGATGTATTTCTCCATCTCCTGTCTAAATTTAATTTCTTCTGCAGTTACTGGATTGGTTAAAGCTGATATCGTGTAAGCGTGTACTGCTTCGTGAATTAACTCCCGAGCAAATGACTCTTTATTAAATTCTGATGTTACTGTTTTACCAATGTATATGGTGTTACTCTTCGGGTCGTAAAAAGACCTTTGGAACTCTTCGTCTACTTCAGCATCATCGAATACTGCAAGTTTGAGTGTTGGATTTATCTTCATTAAATTACGCAGTCTTTCTAACATCTTATGTTGGAAAGGAGGTAACTCTTTGTTCTTAAGTAAGTTATCCATCAACTCTATTAATCCTGCATTGGAAAAATCCGCAACATTATTAACAATCATATCAGGAAACTTTACTGTTCTTAAATAATCTTTACTTACAGGTTTTACAGACTTTGCAGCGGCAGCTGTTGAAAGAGATTTATTATCTGCCGAATTAATTACTTTTACTTGACTAGAATCAAAAGCAATAAACTCAAGAGCTTTAGATAAATCTAATGCATCTCTATTGTCCTTGCCTTTGGTATTATCATTGACATTCTGATTTTTAATATAATCATCTATAGCAGCATCTTCATTTTGTATATTAGATATATATCTATCAAATTTATATTCAGGATGAGTTATAACACCATCGTAACCAGCATCTTTTAACTTTTGTATGTCTGTTTCTTTTCTTATAGCATTACTAGCAGCGTAGTACGGATTTTTGATATTTAAAACTGCTCCATACTTAGTAGCACCATACTCAGAAAACATTTCAACATTCGGAGTAAAGAATAAACCTGTAGGTCTGCCTTCTGTAAATCTAGTTGCAGGTTCGTTTGTATTATTGTATACTACAATAGGATTTCCATTCGCATCTGCAACAACAGAATCTTTTGTAAACTTGATATTGTCACTCTCTGTACTACGTTTGTCTGAGCTCTGCTTAAACTCTAAGGCGGTCTGTGCAGAGATAGCTGGTTTAACTGACAGATAATACTTGCCGTCTCTTGCTAATACCTCACTCTCTATTAAACTGTACTTGGGGTTTAAGTTAATCTCATTGGTGATTAGGTTAAAAGCATTTGGATTAGCATAACCTTTGTTTAAGTAACCTAGACTTGCTACCTCATCCATTTGCTCTCCTGCCCTAATCTCCCGTGGGTTTAAGTTTAGTCTAAGGTGTGTATTGATTTGATCTAAAGTAGGCTCCCCAGCAAAGTTTAGCTTAGGGCTGTATCCTTGTTGACGTTTAGTCCAATCAAAACCAATTTCGGTTTTAAAACTAATAGTGGTAGTAGCCTCATATATTCTTCTCCCTTCAGCAGGTGGAAAAAATGATGTTAATTGGTAGTAGGCAGGACTAGTTATAGTTTTACCGTTGAGTGGAGATTTTATTTTTGCAAAACAAGACATTGTAGAATGTTGTATTATTAGTTATACAAATTTAATCGAAATAACAAGGAATGCAAGTAAAGACTTGCACCCCTTCACTTTGTAAGTTAAACTATCTCACAGGTATCTTCTTCAAACCCTAAGTCATCTAAGTTACCCTTATCATCATCTTTCTGATCAGGGTCTAACTTTAAGGTAAGTTGAATGGCATCTGTTTTCGTTGGAGGAAACTGTGTCGGAGTATTGGGCACATTGGTATCCGTAACATCAGAATCTTCTTCAAAGTTTTCTATAACTTCTGCTTGAGTCTGTTGACTTGTTTCAGTAACTTCAGGAGTCCATCTAGAATACCCATCAAATTTCTCTTCTTGATATCCTTTAGTTTTTAGATACTGAGCAATTAACTGATCGGAAAGATTTCCTTTAGCATATTGATTACCTACTCTAAAAGAAGCACCAGCAGCAATAGCCTGTTCTAACAAAGGTTTGTATTGATTAGTTAAAGTTTCTTTTATCTGAGCTTCAGTAACTCCCCTAAATAAACCACTACCTGAAACCATCACTACATCATTTGCTGTGTAGTTTCCTGTGTTTGCTTTATTTCCCCAAGCTTCTTTGTATTTATTGGTAGAACTTACTGTAGCAGTTCCTGATTGGAAGCCAATAAACTGAGTAGACTCAGAAGCCATCTGTATATCTTTAGCAGCATTACCTGCCATATCAGTAGGCTTAACTCCTGCCTCTACTAAAGAATTAACTGCAGTAGATTGCTGCACAGGTTCTACTTTACCTGAGGTGAGGTTTTCTCTGTTCTTATATACCTTAAGTACTTCTGGGCTTAATCCAGTAATGGTCTTAGCCATCTCCCCATAGTTATCTACAAAGAATGTACTTGAACCTTTGATAGGTCCCGCAGTCTCAAGAGCCATTTTAGTAGAGAATCTAACTAAACTTAAGTAAGCCTCAAACTTAGGACTATCGGTATCTTTAAGTTCTGTTAGCTTGTTGAAAGCATTTGTAGTATAGCTCACATAAACTTCGTGAGGCACAATAGTAGATACATGACCAGATGCAAATGAACCTGCGTACTGCAAGTAAGAACCCATACCTAAGTCTTCAAAGAAACTTTTAACTTCTGCATTAGGGCTGTTTAAACCTTCTAAGAAAGCAATTCTATAACTTTTGCTGTTCTCATCTACATCAGTGTTCTTTAGTTTAAACTCAATCTCTTTGCCTTGATTCTCTACATCTATGTAGATGTTAGTCATGACAAAGTTGTTTCTCATTTCTGGATTCTGTAATAATTTCTGGAATCTTTCTGCCATATTATTAGCAGTTGTTCTTACAAATATTCCTTTCTTACCTCTATAGTAGTCTAGTAAGTTTCCTTTCTCTGGCGTTTGGGCGTTTAGTAGAACATAAGGGACTAGTATATTGTTCTTGTAACTTTGAATCGCTAGCATCTTTTCCTCTTCTTTGAACAATCCTTTCCTCTCCATAAAGGTATAAATATCTGAATGGACTTCTTTAGAATCTGATAGAGGATAAATCTGTCTCATAGTTTGTTGAACAAGATTACCTACATTAAACTGTGCTAAGGCAGAGTCTTTAAACATAAAGTCAATAGCTTCTGCGTTAAAGTTATTCTTTAGTTTGCTACTAGCTGTTAATAATTCTTCAGATTGGAAAGAAGTTCTATAATTAGTAGTGTTAAAGTCACTCATAGAAGTTAACTCTCTTAAACTATCCTGTTGTCTTACTACTACATAGAACTGCATCAAGTATGCTAAATCTCTTATAGCAGCCTCTTCCTCACTTAAACTTTCTTTAGGATTAAAGTTGCCTATGTGTTTGTTAAATCTAGGATTTACTAATAGATTGTTTACGAAAGTATCTGTAATACTGTTGGTAGATTTTACTTTTAAATTACTAATGCCTAACTGAGCAGCATCAATTAATGCTTTAACCTCAGGGTCTGTAACTTTAGTAAGTCTATTTTTAATTAAACCAAGAATTGCTTTCTTTTTATTAGGTCTAATATTATCTAGTTTCTTTTGAATCTCTGGTCTGTTACCCAACTGAAAAACTGTTTTAATGATAGGAGAGTTAATCAATCCTAACACTTGTTCTACTGGGGTTCCTGTAAGAATCATTGCGTGTGCCAATGGGCTAGTCTCTGCATCTAATCCTAATAGGATGATCCAATCTTCTTTAGCAATATCTACGTGCCCATTAATAAACTCACTTAATACCTTAGAGATACGGTTTTCTCCCCGTGCATCTTTCTTGCCTCCTAAAAGTATATTCCCTTCGCTGTCTTTATTAGACTCAAAGTAATACTTCTTTAGTAAACTACCTGTAATCTTCAATCCTGCTCTTTGGAATTCTTTCTGAAGCGTATTTATCTTAGCATCAATACCTAGTGCATCTTTAGAAAGAATGTTCTCCATATAGATTCTCCAAGAAGTTAAAGGACTGAACACAGCGGTAGTGCTTATCTTTTCTCCTGGAGTTGTATACTGAGTTAAAACACTATTTGTATTTGGGGTAATCAATGCATTGTATAACTCTCCTTGCATCAACACCCCCTTAAGAGTGTCTACTAAGTTGTTACTTAAACTCTTTTTGTAAGCATCTATACTTGCTACCTCTTGGCTAAGTTCTCTAAGTTTATTTTTAATTAAAGACATAGTTTGTAATACACGAACATCGTTTGCATTATCAAAACTATCTAAGTCTGCAAAAGCTCTTTGCAAATCTTCTTTATCAGAAGCAGCTTCTCTTGCCCAAGTAGCATCTTCTTTTGTTAGGAAGCCACTATCCAAGAAATCTTCTACGAGTTCTTTAGCTTCTTTAATTTCTTTTTGGATTTCATTAATTTCTTTCTTAAGAGACTCTCTTTCTCTAAAGATGTCATTGTCAGCAATCTCTTTTTCTATTAACTCAGTTAAAGCTATAAGTTCTTGTTTGGTTTTCTTTAATTCCTTTTGTTTCTCTAACTTACTTTCGTAGTCCTTTATATTGAATTCTTTCTTATAAGTCTCACCTTTGTTGTCGTAAGCTGTTTCAAAGAAAGTTAACTTATCAATGTCATAGTCTCCTCCTGACTTAACCACGATTTGTGCAGGAAGAACCATGATTGCTCCAACAGTCTCTGGCAAAAACTCCTTAACAATTGCATACTCCATCTGAGAAAATCCTTGCACAGGAATACGAACCCCTACCATAGTTAACTTATCCATGTGCTTCTTTTTCCAAGCAACATCTAAAGGAGCTTTAGATCCTAGAATTTTATTTAACTGCTTTAAAGTTTCTACTTTTCCTTTACCATACTGTAGATTGAGTAAGCCTCCATGTTTTTTAACATTGAATCCTACTTTAACTTCCATAGGTAAAGTTTCTCCTGTAATAGGGTCTCTTGTATAGAATTGAAGATCGTTAGCTCCAAACTCTTTTAACTGTTCGGCTGTTGGTTTAACGTATCGCTTAGCCTCAAATCCTGTACCTGCTACTTGAATGTAACTTTCCCCATTGATTTTCTGAGAAATAACTTTATTATTAATTACATTTAGAACAAGACTCTCTAGTTGATTTCTGTTATTGATTGCATCTAGAGGATACTTGAATGTACCATCTTCGTTTACTTGAATAAATCTACGTAATGCATCAGGAGCTTCTTTATTCTCTAACTCTTCTGCAAAGAACCTAGCCATTTGTAACTGGTCTACTCCTACAATTTCTCTAGCTTCATTGCGTTTAATTCCTAACTTTCTTTCTAGTTTAACTGTTTCAAAAGTAACTAAGTCATTAATATTGTTTTTAAATGAATCGTACAAAGATTGAATCTGTCTTTGTGTTCCTTCACTAAAGTCAGAAGATATCTCCCCATTCTCAAAGAAGTCTCCAAATACCAACTTCATCATCTGAGTAGCAAGTGTAGCCTGAGTCTTAAACTTAGGGGCTTGGTACTGCTGTTCTCTTAAGTTCTCAAGGTGAATAGATGTAACGTTATTTTCGCCTAGTGCGTCATTTACTACAAGTACTTTTTCTCCTTGCTCGTTAGTTACTTCTTTGTAGAAATCAATAGACTCTCCATACTGAGCCATCTTAGAACCAGACTTAAATGTATAGTAATTTATTTTGTTCCTATACATTAACTCAAGTTGTTTCTCTAAAGCTTTACCTTCTATGGCACTAGGAATCAAAGGAATCAATGAGTATTTATGTAATGCTATTAACTTAGGGTCTTCTACAATAGCTCCGTAGTGACCTAACTTAAGAGGTGGGAATAGCGCAGAGCCAAAGTTTTCTACAATCTCATTCTTCTCTTTATATAGTTCTTCTGCATTTGTTGGATTGTTCCTTAACTCTTGATTAATTTTTACTAGTCTTATTTGTTTGTTATATGCTTGTTCCTGTTCTGAACTCCAACGATTAATTCCTAGTAGATAGTTACGGTAAGAGTCTAGAGTAATTACTCCTTGAGCATTGGCTTCTTCGTCACTTTTATTTACGTACGCAGAAAATTCTGATTTCTCATTCTCAGTTAAAGCATCCCAACTGTCATCAGTATCATAAACTTTCTTATACTCTTCGTAAGATTCAGTACTAAAAGTATTTACATCATTATAGACAACTGTTTTAAGAATTGGACTAAACTTATTAGCAACTCCTGTATATGCAATACTTAATGCATCTTGGTTTGTATCATTATCAAAGAACTCTTGAGCTGCTTCATCCCAAAAGAATACATTACCAGGAGAAGAGGTGAAAGGAATACGTTTAAATATTTCACGAGCATCTATATTAGTCTTATTAAAATTTGATAAATCTCCAACAAACATTTTCAAGAACTCAACGTTATGTACAAAGCCGTTCTTTAAATAGATTTCTGCTAGGTACGGTAGGTTCTCTACTGTAATCTTTGGAGGATTGTCTCTAAGCTCACTTGGCAATAACTGAGTACTTATAAGATTAAGTTTATTTAACTTCTCTACAGTTTGCTTTAGTCTCTGAGCTTGAGTTACCTCTTGTCCTGTTTTAATATTTACAGAAGTACTAAAGGTATCTAGTAACTTGTCTACTAACTTCTGAGACTCTTGTGCAAAGTAATCTTGTAAAACAGAAGACATCATTGATGTAGCTTCTGTGTATGCTGCAATTACTTCTTCTTTAGATGTAGCGTTTTTAAACTTATTTAATGTTTCTTCAGGAAGGATATCATTGAAGATAAATAGGTTCTTACCTAATCTATCGTACGTTGTACCTCTGCCTGTTTCTTCTATTAGCTTTATGATTCTTGTTGCTTCTGAAGCTAAGTATCCATTAAATAAATTGGTTAAATCTTTCTCTGCCTCTACTCTTTCTGTAGGAGTAATCATTTCAGCAGCATTTAAAGCCACATATATCTTCTCAGAAAGAATTGGATTAGAAGCACGTACTGTAAACGCAGATGTCTTATCTCCAAAACGTATATTTTCCATCTCAAGAGATTGGAAAAAACTAGCAAAGTCTTGGAAGATTTTATCATTTGGATGCTGGTCAGTAGTTGTCCTACCTGACTTAGCTCCAAAATTCTTAATCTCCATACCATCAAAGTTGGCTATGTTAAGTTCTATAGGATTACCTAACGTATCTTTTTTACGTACATAAGTAGCTAGAGGGCTTGCTTCTATAGCATTCTTAGTTCTAGGTAATCCAAACATTCTTTGTAACCAAAGTGACCCTAGAATATCTGGGTTCTTTCGGTAATCAAATCTCTCAAAACCTGGTATGTTAATTAACTCATCGTAACTGCCTACTGCATTAATTACTTTTGTCTGCTGAGTCAAATAAAACCAAGGACCTCTTACAAACTTTTTCTTGTCCGCTGCGTTCATATAAGAACTTGGTCTAAACTCGGCATCGTACTGAGTAAAGAAAGTGATAAAAGGTTTAATTTCAGTTTTCTTAATACCTAAGTATCCAATAGCTTGTGGAACACCTCCTTTGTAACGTAACTTATTATCAGCAAAAGCTTGTGCTAATGCTGCTTCTACGTCAGGTCTTACTTTACCTTTAGATACATAAATATCTTGAATGGTATCTCTAAGAAATGAAAGAGGCTTATCTACTTTTATCTTAGCATCATCTACTAGATACTCATTTACAATACTAACAATCTTTAACTTCTCGTAAAGAGTTTTTAACTTATCTAAGTTTGCTTGTATAAATTCTTTAGTCCCGTTAACGTTAGTACTTTTAAGATACTCTTGATTGTTAAGTCCTAACCCAACTGATTGTAAAAACTGCACAAACTTATCTACCCGAGTAGGGAATAAAAAGTTTTGCATAGGAACTTTCTTAGCCAAAGCACTTCCTAAGTCATTAAATAAAGCTTGAAAGTCTTCAAGAATTCCTTCTAGATTTACTTCATTTCCTTCTAGACCTTTTACTAGATACTTTTGATTATAACTAAAATACTGAGAATCATAAAGAGCTACGGCATTTCTAACAGGTTGAAACCCTTTTAGTTGCTGAGTTGTAGCAATCTTTCCATCTTCTTTTAATGTAACATCTACTACTACAGAAGAAACTTCAGGTACACTAAACACTCTTTTAAATTCACTAGCCAGCAAGAATTGTCTAATATCCTTAAAACTTCCAGGGATTTTAGCATTTGGTATCTTGCTCAACAAATAACTAAACTGAGGATATCTACTAGCTAAACTTTCAATAGCTTCATACATATCAGAATAATTAGTCATACCTGACAATGTACTTCCTAGTAAACTCCAATTCTTTTGAAAGTCACCTGACTTAGGTAGACCCGTTACATTTGATTGAACTTGAACTTGTGTAACTTCTTGATACTCTTCTCCTGTTTCAAAATCTATCTCTCCTGGAATAGCAGTACGATAAGCAGGTAGTGAAGTAACTAACCCTAGTATAACTGAAGATGCCCTTTGAGCTTGTGACTTGTCTTTTGATTTCCAATCTTCAGAATCTCCAAACTGACTTTCAAGTTCTGCCTCTCCTACTAAACCTTCTTTAGAATCGTACCAAGACTTAATCTTATCGAAGTTTTGTACAAGGATTTCATTGTATGCTAATCTCTCAGGGTCTTCAGAAAAGTGTTGTCCTGCTTTTACTCTACCTAGAATAGTATTACGTTGATTTACTAACTCACTGTACACACCATCCCATGACTTCTTTACTCCTAGTAGATACTGAAGTGTGTCATAGATGTCTTGGCCTTGTTCTTCTGAAAAGAATATTTGACGAGCAGTCTCATTAATAACACCATCTGGAATATTAATTGCCATACTAGTTGGTAAGTTAATACTTGACTTAAGTTGCTCTCTTTGATCTTGTGCTTGCTTCTGTCTCTTCTCTATATAACTTACCACCTGTTCTAAAGAATAGTCGCCCTCTTCGTTAGGAGTGTACTCTCTAGTAAATGCAGGTAAAAAACTTTGTGCTACTAACTTAAGTGCATTCTGTCTTTCTCCTTTTGTTACTGGGTGGTTTAGTAGAGCAGTATAGAGAGGATTTTCTATTACCTCATTTCCTACTTTCTTTTTGTCTAAAGGTTGTTCATTGTTTGCATTCCAAACAAATATCATAGCAGGTTCAGACAAAATCTGTCTGTACTCTTTTTCGTAGGAAGTTCCTTTTATACTACAGGCGTTCATCTTTTACTGACATGGGGGTGGGTTAAGGGCATCAGGGTCAGTACTTCCTTCAGTTGGAAGAATTACTCCTAATGTATCCATTTCTATACCTAACAAATTTAATACATCAAAAACGTTTTCAGCATTTTCTGAACCTATTTGTGGTAAATTCTCTTCTAGCTTACTTAAGTTTGTTTGGTCTGCAATTACAGGTTCAGTAGTAGTAGGTGCAGCAGCTGGTGTCTTAGAAGGCTTTTCAGTACGTAGTTTAATGTGTTTGATAATCTTAGAATCAAATCCAAGTTTAATCAAATTAGTTGACACAGGACTCTTATGCTTGTCAAGTACTTCTGCTTTCTTACTACCTAAAGTTAAGCCACCTATAGTAACTGTGCCATTAGCTTCTGCATACTCTGATGCAAATGCTAAGATACTAATTGAATCTACGGGTAGCCCAAAGTCCTCTCCTAAGATAGCATAGGTAGTTTGTTGAATAGACCACTTGCTTACGTTAGAAGGATACCCCTGTTTAGAACTATAGAGAGTACTTGTAAATTTATCTTGAGTTCTGTACTTCTTATTCTTAAAGTCAATAATGTGTACTTTACCTTCAGGATCTACTGCTAAGATATCCATTGCTCCAGCTACACCTTCATAGCCAGTTTCTTCTTTTTCTTTTTCAGTAAACTCACGGTGTACAATCAATCCTTCAGTAAACAACTTCCATCCTTGTGCATTTAATTCCTCTTTAACTTCTGTAAGTTCTGCTAATAATTCGTCAAACTGTTCTTGAGTAAAGTTAATCTTATACCCAGTACCTCCCTTAAGAGATTTGCCCATACGTTCAGCTTCTTTAAGATACCCAGACAAAGACTTTATTTTATTACCTCCAAGTACATCACGACCTATAATATCAAGTAAGTTACCTACAGCTGCTCCCATCTCCATATTAACAATAGAGTCTTCGGTAACAACACTAGTATCTCCTAAGGCTCGTTTAACAAAATTAGATTGTCTTTCATAACGTTTACCATTAATAAGATAACCTTCTTTACTTGGATCAGGAATCTTTTTAGAATCAGCAATCATTTTCTCAACAGCAGCAATTGTAGTTGCTTGTGTCGGTGGGATGTTCTCACTTATAACTTTTGCTTCTTTAGCTTGAGCAAATTGAGTAGCTTCACTTGGGGCTTGTTCCTTTATAGATAGGTTCTCAGTACTAAACTCAAGTGCATAGTCTGTATTCTTAGTTATAGTAGAACCATCAGGTTGTTCAATAGTAACTACTCCTTTACTTACAGACATACCTTTTACAGGAGCACTTACTTTTACTCTGTCTCCAGCTACTATCTTTTGTCTTAGCCCGCTAAACTGTTTCTGCGTTTCTGTAGGTTCTGCTTTATATTTAGCAGTAGGCAAATAAAATGCTAGAGATTTATCTCCTGATTCATTTCTGTTCCCGTCCTCTCCGTACTTCTGCACATTGCCATTATTATCAAGTACAGTAAACAACAAAGCATTTAAGTCAGTAAATTGAATAGGTCTAGTTCCTAAGATAGGATACTTAAGTCCAATGATTTTGTCTTTAGTTCTATCTACTTTTAACCAAAGTGTTTTGCCATCTTCCTTCCCTTCCTCTACTGCATATAACAATATTCCATCTTTACTTACTACTTTAACTTTAGCAAACTTACGCCCATCTGCCATCTCAATTGATACTGCTCTGTTTTTGTTAAGAGCAATTAGTTCTTCATCACTGGCATCTAGTTTTTCTTTTCCTTTTTCCGTAATATCAGACTGAGCAGCTTTGTTAACAATAATCTGATCAAACATATAGTCCAATACACTTTGTCTTAAGAATCCGTTAGGAAACAAAGACATAAATTCTGCACGTAACTCTTGTAACTTCTGTTCTCCTACAGCCAAACTAACAGCTTCATTAAAAACTTTTTCTAAACCTGCAAGAGTTTCTTCTCCAAGAACTTCATCTATCATAGTAAATAAATCTACTATGGCGGTGTTTACATCTTTCTTGTCTCTAATCTCTTTGTTTAATCCAAAAATAATTGCTTCTTGTATCTCGTAACTAACAAGATTAATAGAGTCTTTTTTACTAGTAGGTCTAAACATAGGAGTAGTAGAAGATATTTGTGTCTTATCTGCTAACTCATCTTTTTGATTCTCTGTAGCAGGAGGCGTAACAACAGGTGTTGGAATAACTTCAACTATAGGTTCTATAATCGGATCTACAACAACAGGTTCTACTGTAGTTAAATCCTCAGCCGCATTTTCAATTGCTTCAGTACTTGCAGGAACATTCTCAGTCATACGAGCCAATTGATACAGATTAAACATATGCGTATAATCGGATTCATTGACTGGTTTGTTTTCTGCTATCTCTGCCATCTGAGATAAAGTCTTTGCAATCTCTTGATTAGATTTACCTAAGACTTGCATTACTGCAGCCATCATAGCTTGAGCTCCTTTGATATCAGGATTCATTGCCATCTCTGTTATTAAAGCACTAATGATTCTAGAACGTTCTTTAGGCAAATCAACCAAAGTATCTACTTCTCCTGTAATTTGATTCTCTACAACTTCTACTTGTTGCTGCTCTACTATACTTTCTAGTAGACTTAAGTTACTAGTAAAAGAATCAGTAATGTCTTCTGGAGTAAGTTCTGGAACTGTTAGTTCTTCAATAGCATCTACATTTCCCAAACCATCTAAAGATATTTCTTCTCTTTGAATTTGTTGGGCATTTTCTTCTTTCTTAACTGCGGCATCAATCTCATTTGATGCTTTCTCAATTTCTTTTTGATTTCTTCCTAAGTATAAACCAAAATCTTGTAGGTCAAATAATTCTGAACCTCTATCTTGGCTAGTCTTAAACCCAACTTTTTTAACTGCTGCAAACTTTTTAAATATAAGATCACTAAACTTCTCTTGTTGTTCTAGTGACATATTCGCATTGAGAGCCCCATGCTGTAAAACTTGAGTTAAAACAGAATCATACTTTTCTACTTTTGTTTGTAGGTCAGACAGTTCATCGTCTATTCTTTCTGCTAAATCCTCAAACATATCTTTTTGAGAATCGTTCAAATCTGAAATAGTTTTATACTTAACTCTCTCTGCAGCGCTATCAGCAGTAGTAGTTGTACTTTCTCTTGTATTATCAACAGTAGCTCCTCCTTCAGTTTGCTCTAAGTAATCTAAGAAATTATCAATAAGATTTTCTTTATCTTGTTTTACTTGCTCTAAACTTTGTTGGGTTTGTCCTGTAATATGATAATACATATCCATACCATTTTCAGGATCTAACATGGATTGTACTACTACATCTATAGCATCTTCTCCCGTCCTTACTTCTGACAAATCTAAAGGCGCTGCTTCTCCTGTAGAAGTGACAGCATTGATAACGGGATTATAAGTTCCTCTATCTAAAGCAATTTGTTTTCCAGATGCTCTATCTTCAGAAACTTGTATTAAAGCATTACGATATTCTTTTAGAGCACTAATGCGAGTCTCTGGAGCTTTCTGTTGAATAGCACGTGCAAGTTGATTGTCTGCGTTCTCGATAGACTCAGATAATATTTGTGTAGTAGATGAAAACTTAGCAGTCTGAACTTTAGCTGCAATAGTGTCATTGACTATCTGAGTCTTTTGATCATCAGACATACTCTCAAATACTGACACTTGTCTTTTATACTTATCAATTCTTTTAGTCGCTTCTCCAGACTCAGCAAGTAATGCATTGCGTTCTTCATCTTTTATAACAGCATTGTCCTTACCAAACTTTTCTTCAATACCTCTTACCTTAAGTACTTGTTTAAAATAATCAAACTGTTTATCCTCATCATTAACTAAGTCAGCAGTAAATTTAGCAGCATCAGGGCGTCTCTTTAAATTTTGTACACCAAACTCATCTGCAACTGAAACTAAATCTTGAATCCTACTTAACATGTTAGTAGCCTGTTCCTGATTAATCTCACCTGCTTTGAATGCTGTATTGATTTTGTTCTTGTAGTAATCCGAGTTAATCATCATGTCATACATTGCAGAATATTTTTTATTCTCAGTGTATATTTTCATCTGATTACTAGCACCTGCAGAAGGAACAAAGAATCCTCCAGCAAAAGCATTTACAATACTATCAAAACTTAATTCATTGGGGGCTTCCTGTCTGTAATTAGCATAACTAGTCTTAGCATCAATTACACCATTAACAAGTTCTGAAAATACTTCTTCTGTACCTTCCTCTGCCCCACGTGACGCATAGAATCTACCTGCTGCTCCTACTTTACCAAAGAGTTCTGCAGAGTTACGAGCTAAATAATTAATTGACTTCTCTGAAAACTTATCTCCAAGTACTCCAGAGTACAATGCACGGTATTGGTCAAAGTTACCTATCCAACTTTTTGCTCCTGCTTTTCCTAAAAGACTTTTAAACCCAGTTCCTTTTTCAGCAAAGTCATCTAGGTATCTAATGTTAGGAATAATATTCTCAGCAATAAGTTCAATACCTGTACTTAGCAAAGCTACATTGGTTGCAATGCTACGTGCATTTTTAACCCCTTGCATTTCTAATCTTTCTAAAGTTCTATTATATTGTTCTGGATACATTACTGTAGCCATACCTAAAGCAGAAGGAATACGATCTGCCAATGCTTCTTTTAAAAAAACATTGTTACTGTTTCTAAATGTATTACTCCAAGCAGCAGCTGTATTTCCTGTCTTTTGTAAGGTCAATGCAAACCTAGCAGCATTAGCTTCCCCTAGTAATGAAGCAGTAATCCCGCTAGTTAATCCAGCTTTTAAAAAACCTCCTCCTAAATTCTGTGCTATTCTACCTGCTCCTGAGAAAGCATATAGTTGTGGTAAGGTTTCAGCTCCTGTCATTAAAGTACCTTTCCAACTAAAATTCCAACCCGTAGGATTGTACCAACTTGCTGCTGGATCTGTCCAAAAGATTGTTGTACTTCTAATGGGCTTGCCTGCCATTAAACTTGCCCGTTCATCAATTACTTCAGGAACATCTAAACGTTGCCTCATATAATTATAGAATTGGTTTCTATCGTTATAACTAGCACTCTTAGGAACTCCTAACGTTTCATTTAATAATGTTTGGTCAGTAAACTTTGCAATGTCAGCACCCATACCAAGTGATTTCCCCCATACTCGATTACCAAGTTCATTCCAATAAGCTCCTGTTTGAGTTGTACTAAAGTTTCCAACCATCATACTTAAGGCTACATCTTCATACCAAGCAGTTTGTACGGGAGCATTCTTTAAGTCATTCCAATTTTTTTGTTTATCTAAAAACAATCTACGATCTTCCGCAAAACTTTTTATCAGCTCATTGTTTTTTATCTTATCGTACTTGTATACTTCTGGAATTGTTTTGCTAAAAGTATCACTATACTCTACTTGACTATCTAACTCTGCTAGTCGAGTTTCGTATTGCTGTTTGTCTTCTTTAGTAGACGTACCCAGCATTTCTTTTTTATTGTAATTTAATTTTAATTGCTCACGTTCTTTAATTGACTTAATAGTTCTATTGTCTAGTTCTTCTGAAATTGATTGAGCAAACTTAATACCGCTAAAAATAAGATCATCTTTAGTATCGTTATATTTATAGTTACCTGTTTCTCTATTTCTAGTTTGGTCATAGCCTTGCACTTTAGACATACCTTCGTAAGATCTACTAAGGTCTAAGGCCTCTGTGTTATTTTTTACAAAAGGGTCTTCTAATGTAAACCCTTGTTCTCTTCCTGATGCAGTTGACTTTTTAGAATATTTAGTAGGATTAGTGAAACGAATATAATCTTGGTAGCTTTCAAATCTTCCTGACTCTACTAATATCTGACCAAGTCCAAATGCACTCTTATCTAATCCATATTGTTTTTGCTGTTGCTCAAAAAACTTTTCTTTAGATAACTGTGGATTAACCTTTGAAGCTTCTTTATATCTAGTATCAATTACGTCTAAAACTTCATTAGCTAACATAGCATTAGCTCGTTTATTATATACGCTAGATAGTTCTTCTTTTAATGCTTTGTATTTATTCTTGTTTCTTTGGTAATCTTGAGAACCTTGCCCAACAGTTAAAGAAGTTTGTTTTATATCTGACTTACCTCGATTGTATTGTCTTTGTGCATTCTCAAATTCATCAGTGGCATTTTTATCTTGAAGATCTAGTTCACTAATTAAACCTTCATAGCTCTTTGATAGCCCATTAAAATCTTTTGAAGTTGTAAACCCTTTTACAAGTCCTTGGTAACTACTTAATCTTTTAGTGTGTTCTGCCTTCATCAAACCTGCAACTGTAGGAGAATCCATCAAACCACTGTTATAGTCAATGTATAACTTATCTAAACTCTTAATTAATTCTTTCTCGTAATTCTTATTCTTGTATTGATCAGGAACAAAATTAATTTTACTTGAAGCATTAGGAAGATTGTCAATGTAATTCTGGTGTAAAGTAGATTGAAGATTTGCTCCTAGTTGTCCTAATTGTTTAGGGCTAAGTTTAGCTAACCCCTCAGAAGTTGCTTGATCATCTATTAAAGCTGTAGGGTCTCCAAAAACAATTGCTTTCTTTTTAATAGGATTTTCTACACTAGCTGCTAATTTACTTATTGCATCTGCTTCGTCTTTTGTAAAATCTTTACTAGCCTTAACTGCTACGTTACTAAGAGAAGAGTTTATGTTACCTAGAGATACTCCTTTGGCCATTGGGCTAGGTGTTGGAGTATTTACTACTGTACTTGGAACTCCACTAGTACTACTACCATTAATACTTATATTAGGAGTAACTGTAGTTGTGCTAGGATTAGAAGCCAAAAAACTTCTTCTATTTTCAGTATAGATGTCAATATTATTAGCAGTTCTTAAAGCCGCTTCGGGAGAGACACCCTTACTAACTAAAGATGCTGCTCGTATAGTTCCTGGAGAAATCATTATCCGTCGTTTTTCTTTTTAATTGCTTCAGCTGCGTTCTTTAAGTCTTCTGCAGTCAGTGGTTTATCACTTCCTCCACTAGCAGTACCAGTTTTACCAAAAAGCATTTTACCTAACTCTGGGTTGGTTTCAAAGAATTTAGCTTTTGCATTTAAGTCTCCTCTTGTCTTTGCACCTTCTTCAGCTTCTATTTGTTCAGGAGTCTTACTGCCTGACTTACCACCTGCTGTCTTAGCACGTACTTCGATAGAATTAGCAACCCCACTTTCAATAAGTTGAACAGGATCAGACGATAAGAAATCTTCTACACTAGTGACATAACCATTACCTAGACTACGATTGATGCTAACCACATATCCTTTATCTTTATTAGCTTCAGCATATTCATAAGTTCTTTTTAAAGTTTCTAACTGACTTGTCATTCTATCTTTAACAGTAGCACCTAATTTAGCATTATCTCTAACTTGAGCAATCATACTATTTACTTTATCGGATCCAGTAGCTCCAGTAACGTTAGTTACTACTTTACTAATACCTTTAAGAAGATTGGTAGATGCTCCACTTTGTGTTATGTATTCGAGTTCATTTTCAAACTGAGCATTTTTTCTATCCTCAGCACCTCTTGCATATATCTCTGACATAGTTTGACGATGCTCCATATTCTTTAAGTAGACTTTGTCTTCTTTTAAGTCAGTCTTAATTACTTCTTTAACTTGGTTTCCTGCAATACCAGAAATGAATCTATTGGTAAAGAAAGGAAGATACTCGCCCATGTCAAACTCATCAGGATCCATGTCAATATTAGCTCTAGTAGCAGCTTTAATATCTTGAGCTTCTTTAATAACTCTTTCAGCATTTTGCATATCTGCAAGTTGTTGAGCTGTTGGATTCTTAATCTTCCTTAAATCTCCTAAAGCATACATTGCTTTCTTTGATTCTTGGTCAGCCATTAATGCCTCTTCTTTGTTTGCTCCTACCCATGTTTGATAAACAACATCACTACCCATACGATACATTTGAGCTTGTGCATGCACTTGAATCTGCGCTTGTTCGTCTGGTGTAAGACTTTGAGAAATACGAGCAGCAATCTGCTCTCTAGTTTTTCTTTCTATGTCTACTTTCTCAATGTATCCTGCAGGTCCTTGACGATAGACAGTAGACATCTCCCCTTGTACATCTTTTTCAATATCTGCTAACTTCTTTTTGATATCAACATACTGAGTGTAACTTGCATTTTTTTGTAACTTTTGCCCAAGTCCTCCACCTTCAATGTGCTTTTGGATATCGTACATATAAACTAAATCATTATCTGCATTCCTTTTGTCTTTAGGTACAGATGCTAATTCTTTCTGACGACGTTGATACTCTGCTCCGTTGTCAAGAGCAGTTCTAATGTAGTTATCATTCTCAAAAGGCTTACCTAAGTTGATTACAGCTTCTACATTTGACATGTTAGAAAAGTCTAAGCCAGCATTTTGCTGAACGTTCTTTACCATTTTATTTAACTCTTGGTCAAAATAGTTCCGTTCGTTCTCGTTAATGATATTACTACGTAACTTTCCATAGTTATCTAAGTTCTGTTTAATTTGTTTTTTCCCTTCATCATACATCTCCTGTTTTTTCAGAGCAACCTTAATAAGGTCTTCTGCGGGGAGTGCGTTTACGTAAGGACTAGTTACAAATTGTGTATGTTGTGCTGAGATAGCCATAATTTGTTAGTTGGTTTTAGTAGTTGTGGTATTTGAAGTAGAGGATTCAGTTCCTGTTACTTCTGGAATTGAGAACCCATCTCCATAGACTGTTTGAAGTTGATTAACAAACTCTTTACTTGCGTCTTTCTTAACAACCATAGAACGTGTCTTAGGGTCGTAGTCAAAACTCTTAACAAAGTTGTTATACCAGAATTGTTTTCTAGCTTCTTCCATTTTCCAAACAGCTCTTTTATCAGATGCTGATTTTACTAAAGCTTGACGTTGTGCAGTAACAGCATCATCGGCTTGTGCAATTAAACTATTGTATACTTTATCCAAAGACTGCATATCAGATACATCTTCTTGCCAACGAGCACTTGCATTTATTTGGTCTACTTGTGCTCTTTGCTGTCCATCAAAGTTTTGTTTCTCTGAGTATAGTTTTTGTTTAGCACCTAAAGTAGCAATCAATGCACTATTAGGATCAGCTCCTGCATTAAGTGCAGCCATGTATGAACTATCTACATCTTGAAGTTGAGGTTGAATGTTCAAAGTCTGAGGCATTACATATGGTGCATTATAATCCATAGGAGCATAAGCAAACATTTGACTAGCCGCTGCTCCATAAATCTCTGGAGCTAACTGAGGATAATCAAAACCTTCAGGAGTATACTTACCCATAGTAGCATTTTCTAGTTGCTTATTATAAGTATTTCCATTATCAGTAGTTTTTACTGGGGTTCCTGGAGGTTTTTCGGGCTTCTTAGGCTCTTCATCTTCAAAAGCACTAATCTGCCCAATTGTTGTATTACCCCCCCATTCATCTACAGGAGATATAGGAAGTCCCATCCACATGTGATCTGAAAGTCCTTCAGGAGCAATCCTAAAACCTTTCAGCATGTCTGTGGACTTTCCTTTCTGCGTTTGTTTAACTGCACCAAAAGCTTTGTAAGCTGCTTGATATTTTTGAGTAAACTCCTGACTCATCTCAGGAGCGTCTAAAGTATATCCTGTTACTTCTCCTTTAGCATTTTTAACTTCTTTTGGTTGAGTCTTTAACCAAGGAATATAAGGAGACGCTTTACCTGCTTTAACATCCGCTAGGTACTGAGGACTTTTAACATAGTCTGCAAATAATTGAGCTGATTTCTTTTGAGCTTCATTTCCATCTTTAGATCTATCTAACTCAGGATTAAACAAAACATCTTCCATGCCAATACCTTTGTAGAATTGTCTCATAGAATCTAAAGAATGGTTTCCTGATTCCATAATATCTACAAGTTCGTTAGAGTCTTTTACCATTAAGTTCTTATCCTTTATCTGTAGTTGGTAAGCAGATAAAAGAGTAGGGTTTAAAGTTTCTCCGTATTCATTTAATCTGTTTCTAACTAAGTTAAATACATCTCCTCCGTACTGGTCTCTATAACTTTTTCCTTTAAATTCTCCTTGACCTTCTACAAATACTTTTTTACCATTAGGTAAAGTTTTGTAATGCATTGAAGAAGGATCTGTTGCATTTGAATTAGTTACAGTTCCTGCAGCACTAGGGTCAGCTGTTTTATTAACTAGTTCAGTTGCACTATTTGCTACTGTTACTGGATTTGCTCCTAAAGTACCAGATGGATTAGGAGTTGCTTGTGCCGCTACTCTATTATTTTCTGCAGCTTGAACTCTATCTTGTATCTGTTTAGTTAATGCATCCGCCTCATCTGCTACAATACTCAAGTCTTGTTCTTTCCAACTTGAAGACTTTTCAGGAAAAGCCTTTTTTACTTGATTTTCATATGTATAGCTAGGGTTATCAAACATCCCTTGATTATGATAGTATTCTTTTTGTTGCTCAGGAGTGAGAGCCATAGAAGCAGTTTGAGGTTGGTTTGCTGCAACTACGGATCCTACACTAACTAAACCTTTTTGTCCTTGCCTAATACCTTCAGGTTCCATCTCTCCATTAGAGTTCCCATTAATACCTTGTTGAATCTGAAACAACTCTTGAAGTTTCTTTGTGTTACGCCCCATCATTACTTCAGCAGTAGTTCTATCTACAGACTTGCTATGAAGATTCTCAAGAGTCTCTTTGTATTTAGTTATATCAAACTTCTTAGCTTCTTCTGCAAAAGTGGTTTTTAAACCAGGAACTTTTAAGTAGTCTGAGAATACAATAGTGCCCTCAGGCAAAACAAAATCTTCTCCACCTTGTGAGTGCTTCTTTCCTCCTACTACATAGCTATCCATGTTAGGCAACATAAACATCTCACCACGTTCTAACTCTGCTTCCTCTGCACCTGAGTCTGTACCTCTACGAATCATAGCCCCGTCTTTAGCATAAATTACACTTTGACTTCCAGGCTTTCCCATATACTCGTATTCATTAGGCATATACCTAGGTTTATCATTTAAATTCTGAATACGTTGGTTTATGTCTCCTCGGGTTTGAACATCCTCATAAATTCCCTTTGTAGCAGAAACTAGACCTGTACCTGTGCGAATTACATTTCTCCAATCAGTATCATTAACCATAGTTCTCCAATTATTCCCAAAACTAGGTTTAGCGTTAAGAGATTCTTCAGAGGCTGCTTTTACTCTTTCGTTAAATGCAGGGTCTTGGAAATTTTGAAGTGATTTAGGAGTAGAGGTAAGCTGTTCAGTAGCACCTAGTACTTGTTCTTGATTACGAAAATCATTAATTCCTTGACCTGCAGTTAGATCAGGAATACCTGTAATTCCATAACTATTAGCTGTTTGGAAATCTTCAGGAGACATTGGAAATGCTTCACGCATTGCCTTTATCTGTTCTGGAGTATATTGCTTTGGAGCAGTTCCTTGTACAGGGTATCTATTAAAGTAGGATTGCTGACTTGCTAGTTTGTCTTCAAATTGTTTAGTTTGGTCTGTGACCATATCCGACAAACTTCTTCCTTCTATTTTACTTACCTGCCCATTCCTTAACTTTGATCCCTGTGCATTCAACACAACCTCTGATGGGTTTGTTACTACAGGGTCAGTCTGATACTTCTTCTTAAAAAGTTCAGTCTTTAGACCTTTAACTCTATTTTTTCCAGTGTTCATTAACTTCAAATATTAATTAACTTTATAAGTTAAGTGTATTTGCACTTAAAAAGTTTAAATGCAAATATACTCTATTGTCAATAAAAATCAAGAGTATACTAACCCTGACCTCTAGAAGCTTTCTGGTAGTTCTTACTCTGCTTTAACTTAGAAGATTTAGTTTTAGCATGAACTCCAGGACGACTAACTTTTGACTTCTCTTTAAATGAAGTAGAGTTAGTTGTTACTTTCGCAGATTTTTTAGTTGCCATATTACCATTTAACTTTATTAGCCCAGTATGCAGCAGAAGATTTACCTTTAGCTATATTCTTTGCATGACGTGATTTAAATCTTTCATTACGAGCAGAACCATCAGGAGACCCTGACACACCTGCTTGACCAAAACGAATTAACTTATAGTTACCATCAACTTTAGTAACTACAGCATGACTCTTACCACCACTAGTAGTTTTCTTTGGTTGGTCTACTCCAGAGAATCCCATCTTTTTATAACGGTCTGGGAACTGCCCTCCTTTTTTCATGTAGTACATATCTTTAATAGTACCTCCATTCTTATGAGCTGCTAAAATAGTAGGAGCTGTTGCTCTATGTACTAAATCATGTTCAGCTGCTTGTGCTGCAGTTTTAACACTTCCTCTAATTCCTTGACTTAATAAACCAGCACCTACTCCAACTCCAGTAGATATAGTTGGGTTAGCAAGTGCTGTACCTAAGGCTGCGCTATTTACATTTTTAGTTAAATAGTTAACTGCTTGTTTTTCCAAAGAATGTATTGGTGCTTTTAAATATCCCATAGTTGCACCAGCAATAACAGGAGTAGCTAATGCTGTACCAAGTGCTGTAAAATCTCCTGTCTTAGCAGTTTCATTAATACCTTGTCCTAAGTTAGTAGCCATATCACCTACAAGTTTTGCAGGGTTTAGATAGTTATCAAACATACTACTAGGGTCAGCTTCAAACAATCCGCTAGTAACTAATGGAGAAGAAGGCCCAAACAAACGGAATTTATCACCAGTAGCTTGTGTAGCTCTTTCAATATTCTCAGGTTTAAATTGATCTGATAAAGACATATCTTGTACAACTTTAGAATCTTCAATTCTAGCCTTCATATCAGAAACTTGTTGAGCTTTAGCAGCAGCCGCTTTTTGTTCTTGCTTAACTCTGTTTGCAGCAATATTACTTTGTGCTCTTTGTTTTGCTTGTTGAGCTTGAATTTTTCCTTGTTCGGTACTTGTCTTTTTTATTAAAGCTTGTCCCTCTGCAACTCTCTGTTGCATGATTGCTGGGTTAGGAGCCATAGTATTATCAGACCCACTATAGTTTCCTCTATCTCCAATTCTTATAGAAGGTCTGTAACCTCCTGTTTGCATTTTGTAGCCATACTTAGAAGCAGTTTCTTTTGCTTGAGAGGCATCGCCATTAGCCGCAGCCATAAAACGGGCACGTGCAATATCAGCAGGCATTTTACCTCCTGACTGCATTGTACTCATTGACATTGCTTCTTGAAGCACAGAACGCCCTGCACTAGTCTGAGGCATACTTCCTCCCATTTGCATCATAGGCATCTGCGGTTGACTATTAATCATATCTACAATAGGGGAACCTGTCATTCCTCCTTCTTGCATATTAGATCTTATCTTAGCTTGAACGTATCCTGGCAATGCTTGGAATCCAGGATTGTTTATTCCCCCATCTGCCATGTTAGATTTAATCTTACGTTCCTGTTTGAGCATCTGGGCAGTAGGTTTTTTACCACTACCTCTATTCGCTCTAATGTTATCCCACAACCCTCTCTGAGAGTAGGAACCGTCAGCCCGTTTTATCATTTGCTTTTTCATTTTTTATTCTTTTTATAGCTATCTTTTAATGTACTTGAGTTAACGTTAGCTACAACGCTTCCATTAATCCCAGGGATAGATATACCGCCTCCCATTTGAAAAGCTTTGCTGTAACTTAAACCTAAGTTAAAATTACCACGGTCTTTTCCAGATTGATTATAACCTGCTTTTAATTCTAAATTTTTCAAAAGGCGGGCTCTTGCTTCTGCAGACATAGATTCTACACCTGCTTTTTGACTACCAGAAACATTTCCTTTTAGTTTTAATTTATCTTTAAGTAAAGACAGTTCTGCATTTCCTTGATAAGCATAACCTTCTTTTGGATTATAATTACCACTCACATCATAGGTCAGCGCACCTGCGTTTCCTCTAACACCAGCATTCAGATTATAGTTAGCAGTATTCATAGCGCTATCATAATCTGAAGGAATCATATTTTTATCTGAAATTCTACCTTCTCCATATAAAGCCAAAGCCTCAGGCAAGATATTTAAATTAAACGCCAATTGAGAAATAGTCTCTTCATTAGATAGGTTTCTTTTATATCCAACATTACCTGACTTACCTCTAAGTTGTACTTCTTGTCTATCTGGACTTAAAGTGATAGATCCTTTTGGGAATGATTTATTATAAGTTAAACCACTATACATACTTTGTAAAGTATTCTCTCCAAAAGGATTATAAGTCCCTTCACTACTAAGTTGTCCTAGTTTAGTAGGCAATGCCGCATTTATAGAATAATCTAAACCTTCTTTAAAAGCATCACTTACTTGGTTTGAGATATCTCCAGGATTATTTATTAACTGTTCAGAACTTCTTTGCCCCATTCTTTTTGCATAGTCAGTAGCACCTGAGGATAGACCTAACCATGAGGGTAAATTAATATTTTCAATTTGGGGTTCTTTTATATAGTTCCTTAAACGAGTCTGTTGATCAAGAGTTAAGTCTTTAGTTTTTGCTCCCATCTGCATTTTCTTTTCAAAAACTGCATTGTCCTTAGGAAATGAATAGTCTTGTCCAGGCTGCATTACTTGACTATCTCCTGATAACATACCTATACCTAAGATAGGAGAATCAAAATAATCCTTTTCTCCGTTAGGGCCCTTCATAGTAATTTGATTAGAAGGAACTACTACATCACCATCTTGATACCACATACCCTTAGAGTTGACAGGAGTTTTACCTCCTACCTTATACTTGGATTTATAGTATTCAAACAGAGATGATTTCATTAGTTTAACTTAAGGTAAGCAAATATAATGTCTTATTGATTAAAGCGATTAATTCATCTATAAGATTTTGTACATCTGTTCTGTCAGAACCAAAAACAGTTCGGTGCTTTTTTATATAATCCTTAAACTGTTTTAAGTGAGTCTCAGGATTCATATAGTCAGAGGAAGGAATTTTAAAATTTAACCTTTTTCCTAGACAACCGAAGTATACTTCTGTTATCTCATCTGCAAGTCCTAGAATTCCTTCGTAATACTTTTGCAATGTAGTGTGCTGTGCGTAAGATGTAGTTTGAAAATGTGCAATGTGCATCATATCTCTAGACTGAAACATCTGTCCTAAAACCACTTCGGGTTTTACTGAACTGATTACTTCTGGTATCATGTTATTGAGTTTGTTGTTTGTGTAAATTGTAGGTTATTGATAAACTTGTATCTATTAAACTTGTCTTGAATAAGTCTTACTTTACAGAAAGTAGAACGAATCTTTTGTTTTCCTGCTAATCTTGTTGTGGTAATAACAGATTTTAGATTTACTACTTTGTCAATTGGATAATCTGCACTCAAATCATTCCACTTAGTGCTAAATAAAGTTTGGAAGTTTTCTTTATTGTTAGTAGCATCCCAGAATCCATTAAAGTTATTTTTAAGATCTTTCTTAGTTACAAGTAATTCTGTTCCAAACTTACTTACCCTTGGATATAGTAAACGTTGACGAGCATCATTTGGGATTTGAGCAATTAAATTAACTAATCCTGAAGTTTGTTCTTTGTTATAAACTATAGCTTTAGTGAAGTTAGGAGTATTCTTATCGTTATACGAACCTAAAGAATAGTAATCGTTCCTATTATAATACTTGTGGATATCTTGATTATAATTAATAGAGTTAACCACGTGAGTATTTGGAGCATTGTTTACTGTATACTCAATGATGTAAGGATAGAAACGATTATAATAAGTTTGATAGGTTAACGGAGATAGGTTATGATTCCATGTGCCTGTGGGAGTAACAGTCTGGAAGTGATCTACAAATGAAACATATGCACTTGGTAAGAAAGAGTGGAAAGAAATCCAAGACTTAATAAGTACACTGTAAGAAATAGTAAATGAATGATTTTCAAAATAGGTCAAATCTCCAAACTCAATCTCAGTATCATTATAGTATAGTTTCTTATTCTCATAAGTAACAAATCCTCGGTATTGTTCTTTTAGTCTATAGTCTAACTTAGTTAGGAATAAACGGTGGAAACGTTCGTCCCATCCAAGAGATATACCAATTCCTTTAAAGGTGTTGTCTATAGGAAAGTTAGGGAAGTCCTTAAGAATTTTAAAAGGCAAGTTTTCTTTAAACCATTGCATCGATCCTCTTAAAGAAATTTCATCTATACCTCCACTTGTAATTTGATAAACATGACCTCTACGAGAGTCAACCCAAAATCCTCCGTGTGTTGTTTTTACAAATGCTTTATGCTGTGAACCTAGATACCCAATATCCGCAGTGGACATCTCAATTGGCTTTTGGTTAAACATGCTAGCATTTCCAATCTCCATTGCAATAGGGTTATTGCTCTCCAGAGTAATTAAAGCATTGTATACCTTAGTATTATTTTCAAAACGAGCATACACTTTACCATTCTCTACTCCATTTAAAGCAATTAATTTACCTGTACTTTTAGGAAAGTCAAAGAAGTTACCTCTTCTAAAATTCAACCAAGCATCTCCTTTACCATATTTACCTGCTGGATCTGAGTACACTACTCTATTGTATAAGTCAGTTTCGCAATACAGTTCTGGGTAATTTTCGTTGTATGGGAAGTTAGGATTAATAACATTCTGAATTGAGTAAGTAGAGTTATAGTTATAGAAGTTATCGTACTTAATAGGTACAGTTACTTCTTGCAACCATTGGTCAGGAACTTCTCCAAGTTCTTTTGAGCCATAGAAATTTTCTTCTTTGTCATTTCTTCCATGACGGAAATCTACGTTTACGTCAGACTCAACAAAGAAAATAGGAAGACCGTAAGAGAATAAATAAATCATACCCTTATAATAGAAGTATGTTCCACCTACTCCAATACTTAACCAAGTGTTTGCAAATGTTTCATCTTGATCTAAAAATACATAAGGTTTAGTAGAAGCCAATAAGTCGGATACTACATTTAAAGTAGCTAACTTAAACCCTGTAGTTAAAGCAGCAAATGCTATTTCTCCTACAGCAATACCATCTCCAAATATAGCTGCGGCTCCTGCAAGACCAGCCGCTACTAATGCCCAAATAAGAAAGTCGTCCAACTGGTCTTTTAGAACTGCTTCTATGTCCTGAGCAGCAGCATTGTATCCATAAAAGTGACTAGGATATCCTAAGTTAGGAAACAAGTAATAGTTAAATGGAATATCATCTGGTCTACCTGCTAAGTTTTGACGGAAGAAAGCATGCTTACGTTTTAAAGCAAAGGCATTGATAAATGTATCTCCTCCAAATGCAGGATAGTAAGTTTCTAGCATTTGCCCTAATCCGTTATTTGGATTAATTTGAATATCTACAGAATACCCAGTAGACAAATAACGCAAGTTTGTAAGCGGGCCATATTGATTAGGTCTGTAAGTTTTTATTGACCCGTAGTATGCTCTTGTCGTTCTACTATCATCTATGTCAGTAGGTAGAGATTTATTATGCTCTGACGCTACGTATCTAGAGTTATCTATAATATTTGAGTGATGATGATTAAACGTTGTGTTTAAAGATAAATAGACACTAGATTCTCTGTATCTATTATGGAATGGTTTTTCGCCCTGACCAAAATTCAAAATTTCACTTGGAGCATAATTACCAAACTTAACACTTCTACGTTTGTGCCCTGAGTTTGGAATACTTAAGTATCCATTGTATTTAGCCACACCGTTATACTGCCAAGCAAAGTTTACTTTAGGAGTAAATCTTTCAATCAACTGAGCAAACATTTCCTTGTCTTGGAAATAGTTTTCAGTCATTATACGGTAGTCTTTAATGTTTAGTAAGATAGAAAGAAGGTTAGATACAGTTTGTATCTTATCAGTGTACAATTTTATTTTACTGTGCTCATCTACCTCTACAAAGTGTCCCATTACACTACCAATCTCAAGAGTCTCTAACTTAAGTTCACTACCAATCTTAGGATAGGAGAAGTGAGTATCTGGAGAGTGGAATGTGAATCTGCTGTGCTTGTAGTTTATAATATTGTTGTCAGTAAATCCATTATGGCTAAAGTCACCAAGATTTTCATTTTTATTTCTTCTATCTTGTTTTTTATACCAATCTCCTGAAGTTCGTAAATAAGGGTCAGATACAGAACTACTTCCTCTCCAGTTAATATCATTGAATGGATAGTTAGGATAGTAGTATTCTTTACTTCCCTCGTCAGTTCTATATTTTCCTACGTCATAAAGAAGACCTTTTGCTACTATAGACTTATGTCCTACACGAGTTGCATATACTACTTCATATCCACAGATAAGATCTTTAGCATAAAAAGGTTTATTAGCGTTTGCAGGATTTGCAATTTCTAATGTGTTAATAAGATTATTAAATACGTCAGCATCTACTCTAACTCCAATAGGATAAATATGAGACTTGTTATCAAAAGCAGGAAATACATTACCTGTTGCGTAAATGCCATCATGAATATGATTAACTAAAGAATCTGGAAACTTATGAAATCTAATAGGTTGGTTTGCTAATGAGTTACCCCAAGCGTCTGTATCCCATATCTCTTCGTTACAAGGATATTTTTCAGTAGATTCCCAGTAAGCAAACTCCCCTCTCTTATCATTGTAGATAGCACAAGAGAATTGCTTTTCTAGTTCAGTAGGAGGATTAGCAGTAAAAACTTGACCTTGCCCTGCTGTATTATATACTTGCCATTTTTCTTTAGGGGCTGCTACATCTAAGCAATCTCCGTCTTCAGTAAAATAATCTGTATTAGTAATAGGAATAGAAGTAGTATCTCCTAGACTTGCGTTCTTAGCTCTTCCTGGAATATGGAACACTTCGGTATACTTACCTGTCTTTAGTTTAAACTTAATACCGAAAGCATATACCTCATCACGTTGGTATGTACGGAACATGTGTACTACCTCGGGATTAGAGTAGTCCCACTTATCCCCATGAGGCATTTTTACAGTTTCCCACTGCAACTTAAGTTTATTAGCAAGAGGTTGGAAGTTATACTGATACTCTTTTTCCAAATCAGCCAACATTAAAATGTCGTTTTGGTTCTCTACTATACCTGCAGTGTTATAATAAGGAGTTCTTACTAAAGGTGCTATAGAACTAAATGTTGATTTGTACTCTCCTGTGTAAATAATAGAATCAGTTAAGTATTGCTGTTGTACTCTATAAGTACCAATCAAATAATAATTAGTAGTTCCTCCTTGTATTGTCTCTGCTACAACTAAACTAAAGTATTCAAAGATATTAACCTTATGATCTATTTGAACTGTAATAGCATAGTTGGTTTGGTAATCTGTAAGATTAGTTAACTTCTTTTCAAAGATTGGAATAGGTTGGCAAAAATCAAAGTAATCAGTAAGCTCTGCTCCTTCTTCATCTGTGTAAGCAATAGAAAACTGATAGTTACCTGCTTTAAGTTGACCTCCATTAGAAACTCTAATTGGAGTTACTTTAGGATGGCAAGTATTTGGGAATATATTTAACTCTCCACAACTCTTCTTAGTTACTAATTTCTTACCGCCACAATCTTGTGCCTCTCCACAAGCATCACGGTTTAAAGGAAACTCTAACGAAAGATAACGAGGAGGATTCTTTTTATCTACAAAGTAAACTCTAGTTTCACATTGGTCTACTCGGTAAGTAGCATAAATTGGATTCTCAATATCAAAGTTTAAACAACAGTTTTCAGGAGCAGGATTCAAGCAAGGCTTACAGTTTCCAGTAGAAAACACTTGTTCATATGCTACTCTTACTTCAACACCAGGTTTACCTCTTTGAATAACTCTCCATGAATCTTTAATCATGTTAAAAGAACCATATCCCTCAAATGTATTGTTAGGCGTTTCGATACCACGAACTATACCATTACAATCAGTGTACTCAATTACCACTTGACCTGTAGATCCTCCAAGAGGAACAGAGGTATTAAATGTTTCTAGAGTTACTGTATAACAATCCTGACAACAATCTTGGCAACACTCATCAATTAAAACAGGTTCGTAATCACAACAAGTTTTCTCAACAACTGTAGCAGCACAAGGAAATGTATCGTATAGTATAGGGTTAGGATGTTGTAATGGAGATACATTACTTGAAATAGCTCCTAATTCAGTAATGTAATCTATAGTAGCTACAGAATCATAACATATCAGAGATACTACTTGACTTAAATAGGTAGCATTAGTGTTTGTAAAATTAGTATAACCTAGTTCAATATACCATTGTTCTATTGTTTTAAATGTTAAGCTACTTGTATTTCCACTTACTTTATTACCGTTACAGTCTGCATAATTAAATCCATAATTACTCACATAAGTTCCAGAGCCATCATCAATAGTTTCGTAAATAATTCCATAAAAACAAGTAGTTGAATTTGAAGTTACTGTAGTAGTTGCTTTTACAACTGAGTCTTTAATTACCTTACCTCCTACACATCCACAGTCTGTCTCAACAGAATCTAACTCAACACAGTCTAAACCATTATTTGTTATTACTCCTATCTCTCCTTTGCCGTCTGGCCCTACTAAAAATACAATTACTTTGTTCTGTTCTACTATGTTAAGTAGACCATTAATTCTGTATCCGTTTTTAAATGAACTAAAATCAACACAAATTTGATTAGACATTTCATTAGTGTAGGTAAACGTATTACCATCATGGGACATGATGTTTGCGTTCAATGCCCAAGTAAGCTGGCTTCCTTCTACCTGCCAATTTACTGAATCAAGGTTCAGACCTTTGGTATTTTGATTACCTTTAATTTCCATTATCTAATGTGGAATTTACTAAAACGATTACGAGTACGTACAATAGAATCAGCTATCTGTTGTTTTGATTTAGTCATCAGATAGTTATAAGCAGCTTGAAGTTTTTCAAGTTGTTCTTTCTTGTAATACGTTAGTTTGTCTGTTACTTGTTTTGTGGACTCATCCATTACAGAATGCCACATTTGTTCAAAAAATTTATACTTTAAATATGACTTGATGTATTCTTCCACTTCTAAAACTTCAGGAATCATAGGAATGCCATAATCATCTACAGGTCTAGAAAAGTATCTTAAGTATACGCAACCTTCTATAAAGTTTGCACTAACTTTTTTATGCTGATTGATTTTGATAATGTCTGTGCTAGCTACTCTTAGGTTGTCACACCCTTCTACACACAAAGAAGATGAATCAAAATAAACTCTAATCCATTTAGGAACTTTTAAGGAAATTTTATATCCTGGGCCTACTACACTTATTTGTTCAAAGGTTTCAATGTTATCTGAACATCCCTCACAACTTGCTGCTATATTCTTATACCAGTAACCAGAGTATGTCTGCAATCCTGTTTCCCAGAATACATTACTTTCATAAGACAATGCGTAGTCTAGTAGATAGAAATCGTTGGGCAATTCTGATTTGTAGTTTTCAAAACGAATAATAGCTTCTTCTGGGCGAAGTGCTAGGACCTTTAATTTCCGTAATGCTTGGTCAATGAAAGAGGGTATAAGTACTTCACTTATTGCACCTGCTTCAAAATAAGACTTTAGTTCTTGTTTTACCTCAGCAATTAAAGGCTCAGAAGTTATATAATTAATGTTATCGTATTTCATTATTTTTAATCTTTTGTCCTAACATTACTTGATTAGGTTTGCTTAGTCTAAAATTATAGAACCCAAAGTATGGGTATTTTCTTTCGTAAAGATAAAAAAAGATTCGGTACATCATACCATCCGTATGGTAGTTTTTAAACGTTGTGTATACTCCATCTTTATGATACCGACCCCAATCTATTTTCTTTAAGAGTTTAGTAGGAGTTACCTTAATGAGCGACAACAAGCCAATTTTAGGAAACCGTATTTTATAACGGCCTGTCATTACTTTTTCTAAAACCTTTTCATTTACTTTTACAATGATTGTTCTAAACTTTTCATAAGAAATCTCAGAACGCCCAGTTTCCTTTAAAAACTTTTTATAAGCTTTTAAAGAAGAAGGATTAACATCTGACTTCAAAGACAACTTTTCTTTAGCTTGCGTCATCTTTGTTATCACTAAATGGTTCCATAGGTAATTTATGGTAATTTATAAAACTTTGATTAGTTAACTCTAGTAAAGAATCCATTAGATACTCTGGAAACTTAAACTCTTGTTCGTAGATACTAGCACAAGGACTTACGTTTATAGGTTCAGTAAAGTAAGCATACATATTAACAGCTTCTACGTCAGGGTTAAGGACATAGAGATACCCGTTTCTAATTGTATAGTAAGATCTATTGGTTTTAACTCTTAGACGAGTGTGATTAATAAAATCTCGTATAGTTGTAGGATACAATTCCTCAGAGTTAGATGTGTTAAAGACACCTTGAATAAAGTAAGAATACAAACCTTCTTCAATCTTAGGTAACTTTTTCTTAGTTCTTCTTATGTCACATCCTAAATCACACTCAGCTCCAGGTGCAGGAATTAACTCAACACACTCATAAACACTGTAAACGTTATCAGAAGTTAATAACTTACGAAGATTAATTTCTCTTCTTAGTACTGCACTAGCTTTACTCTTAAGAGTATTATAGATAAACCTATCAGATATGAAATCATCGTCACTAATAAATTTATTAGAAATTTTAATTCTGGATATTATATCTGATATTGTCATAGTTTATGTAGAGTTACTTTTATACAAATATAATTTAAAGTATTACTAATGTCAATTACTTTTAATTAAACCAAAAGAGCCTAGTTGCCTAGGCTCTATTCGGGGTTTTGACAGACAACCAACCCAAGTAAACTGTCAAGATCTTATGGTAGGATACTATACGAGTGTGCTCCTACTAATATTTCTACTTTATTTCCAGCAACAGTAAGTATTAAACTTGATCCAGGGTAAACAGGATAAGGAATCAGAGTCACAGTACCACCTGTATCAATAGTAATTCTTGCATCAAAAGCACCATCAGGATCTGTGTATGGAGCAACTGATTTTTTAAATACTCTTGTAAAGAAACTAATGGGTCCTGCTACAGGTCTGAAACCAGCGGGAACAGTTGCAATAGGCACTGGTGTACCATAAGCTAAAGTAAGTCCACTTGTTACTACTAGTTCAATACTACCTGCTAAAGTTACAATACTGCCTTGTTTAGTTGCTTGTACGTAACCACTTCCAGGAGAAGTAGGGAAAGCTCCATTAAATGTGTTGTTTGCTCCTGTAACCGCAATTGCAGTAAGGTTAGTTCTTGTAGCAGTAAGTCCCGTAACACTCAAATCAAAGTTTACATTACCTGCAGTTGTAGTTGCAGTAACACCCACACTCAAGTCAGTACTTGAAAGTGTAACTAATGCGTTGATGTTCTTGTTAACCCAGTTAGTTCCATTATAGTAAAGTACGTGAGGGTTAGCTGGGCTAGTTACTATTACATCTCCCAAAGAATCAATAGAACAAGCAGATAGAGAAGCACATGAAAATGCTGCACCTGCTGCTAGAGAAACAATTTTAGAACCACAACCTGCTGCAGTTACTACAAAGTCTCCAGAGTATGTAGTTTTTTCTGCATTTAATACTGCTACAATACGTTGTAATTGAGTTTGTATTGTAGTTCCTGTGTTAGCATAACTATACGGAGCCGATCCAAAACAACCTACCCAGTTAAGTGCAACACTATCATTCTTAATATAACTAGGTATTGCAGTAACCACTGTATCTACTGCACATACTTTGGTAGTTAAGTAACCGATAGTAGCATGAGCTGAATCAGTTGCAGTACCGCCCAAAGCAGTTAAACAGTTGGCACTGTTATTAAATCTAACTGTACTTCCTAAGAAGTTAGTAATTGTAGTTACGTTTGTGTTAGTAGAGGTAATGGCTGCATTCAATCCCGTAGTGATTGAACAGAAGTTATCTACCACCCAGTCAAACCAAGTACCAATAGCAGCAGTTGCTGAAGGTTGTGCAGTCATAGTACAAGACCCAGGAACTGTAACTCCTGTAATTGTAATACCTCCTGAACCACTTACAATGGCACAAAGCTTAGAACCATACTCAGTAAGAATTGCTCCTAAAGTAGAAGTTCCAGAAGTCAATCCTGTTACACAAGCAGGCACAGTAAACGTAGGAGTTTCTACTGCTATTAGACGAGTGTTCAAAGAACACAAAGCAGCAGAAGCAGCTTCAGCAAATCCTTGTGCTGTTGTGATAACAGAACCTGTAGATGCTAAGTTACCCCCAACTCTAAGACAACTATAGTTAAATCCAGTATATAAAAGACCAACAGGAGTTAAGCTGCAGAGACGATCATGTAGATTCTTAATAGCTGCATCTACTGTATAAGTACTATCAATGATAGCAGATAAAGTAGCTACTGAAATCGTCAAGTTGTTAGCTGTAGTAGCTCCTCCTAAAGAAGCTCCTACAATAGTTAGAGTATCTCCTACTGTATAACCACTTCCTTTATTTACAATAGAAACAGTATAACTAGTTGAAGCAGGGCCTCTAGTCACACTAAAGGTAGCTCCCGATCCAGTACCTCCAGTAGCTGCTACAACTACTGTAACAGCAGGTGTAATAGCAACAGCAGTACCTGAAAAGGTAAAGGTATTAATTGGGCCTACTGAACAATATAAACCAGCGCCAGAATAGGTTATACACTTTCCGTAGTTAGTGGAAAGACAACCTACTTCTGCACAAGGTTCAATTATGTTTGTGCCGTAACAGTCAAGACAATTAGTCATTATAGTTTAAATTAATTAAGGATTACAAATTTTAGTTATCATAGCTTGAAGTAACCCACGCAAGGTTGTTATCCCACCTGCAGGTACACAAGGCTCAGTTAAAATACATTGCCCATTTACAGTCAACCAAGTTTTAAAATCCTGGTCTAAAGGCAAATCCATCCAAAAAACGTTGCCACTATCAGTAGCGGCATTTTCATTTTTAAGATAATTAACTTGTTTTTGTAAGGCACAAACCACATTTAAAAGTTGTACTACTACTTCACTTTGAACATAGCGAGTATCATTAACAGTATATGTCGTAAGAGCACCAGTATTAACCAAGTTAAGACCGCAAGAAGAGTTAGCACCGTCAAGTGCAGTTTTGCTAATTCCAATTTTTTCAATAATATCTTTAAAGTTGTCATCGAATAAATTAATAACATCATTTAGATAGGGAGTACAAGTAAACTCAGTATCGATAGGACCATTTGTAGTAGGAGTCCCAGTATACTTAACACACTTTGAAGGGATAATTTCTCCGCAGTTGTTAGGTTCGCAGCAAGGTTTGTATGCGTTATGTGCCATTTTGTTATTATTTATAGTTTAATTTTAAGGTTAGCTGTATCTACACAATCTAAACAATGCGCTAATTTTAAAAAACGCATGTATTTCCTAGACTTTTTGTAGTATGGTTTTGTTAAATACTTGATATGCTGCATTTCTTTAACGGCAGCCATAGCAAGTTTCTTCTTAACAGTCAAGTTCAAATCTTCTAAGTATGTCATCTGCTTTTCTATAAAGTTCAATTGCTTTATTATAGTTACATAAATCTGCATTAGCTTCTCCACCTCTAAGAAGAAACTCTATCTTATCAAGGAAGTAAAGAATCTTTTCATCTTCACAATCTTGTGCGTACTTAGCCCATTGTACAGCAAGTCTACAATCAATCCTACACGTGCGTAGGTGGTATCTAGTACATATTCCTGTGTCAGGGCAAGTAGTTAAATTCAAAGTATATAAACCATCAGGCAACTCAGTAAAACCTGTAGTAGCGCTAGTGGTAAATCCAAAAGAGTAAGAGTTATATACGTTTACCTCATTCAAGATAAACTCAAACTCAAAACCTGTATCGTAACCAGGGACGATAATCTGAACGTTTGCTTCAGTAGGAGCAATAGGATATACTGATGTATCTAAAATAGACAAATAAGAACAATCTTTTGCCTTTAAAACTTCTATATTTCTCTGTAAGTCAGCCATGTGGATTATAATAAAAGGGGAGATTTCTCTCCCCTATAATTAGAAAATTGTGTAACCAATTTTTATAGTACCAGCAAGAGCGTTAGCTCCTCCATTTACTATAATTAGTTTAAAAGAACCTGCAGCAATGTCATCTACAATTACTTGTGGAAGACCTGAAGTTCCGTGAGTAGCAGAGTAGTCAGTAACGTTAGCCAAAATAATTGAATCAACAGTAACAAAAGAATTTGTTACACTAAATCCAGTTTCAGCTAAACCAGCTCCAGTAGTTAAAGTACTGAACGGAGTAATTTCCCCTGCAGGAGTAGTTGTTGCTACTGTAGTAGTTAATGAAGTTAACTGAGTATAGTTTGCTTTACTTAAAGCTACATACTTAACACAACATGTAGGACTCTTAAGTAAGTTCACAACGAACTTTTCCAAAGAAGCACCAGGAATCTTACCAGAAGCAATGTCTTTATTAGTGACAGTCTGTAAGTAGGTTCCTGTTTTTAGGATAATATCTTTTGCCATTTTTTTAGTTTTTAAAGAGTTAAAAAAAGGGGGGAGTTCAGTCCCCCCAAATTAAATGTTAGGCAGCAAAGTAGTTAAAGAAAGCCAATACGTTGGCAGTTCCAATAACTCCGTTTGAAGTCTCGCTACTTGTGTCAACCATAACCAAGACTTCATGGCTATTAGTAGACTTCTTCTCAAATCCTACAGGAGCATCATCCAAGAATTTAATAGAAAGTACGTTGTACAACAAAGTACTGTTTACAAACAAGAATTGGTTTACATCTTCGTTGTAAATTGGATTCCAATAGTAAACAGACTCAGCTACGTTAGGCAAGTTATTGCGGAAGTAATGACGCTCTAGCTCAGCCATAGCAGAACCTTGTCCAATAGCATAACGGATGTTTTGAACAGTAGTAACATACCAAGGAGTTTGTACATCATCGATGTCAAAATCTTGAGAGTTAAATGGACCTCTGTGTACTTTAACTTGGAATTTAACCAAATTGAATACATAAGGAACTGCATCAGGAACACAAGCGTTTCCAAAAGCATCCATAGCTTTACCTGTTACTTTGATACCACAAGCAGTTACTGAACTAGCAGATACTAATTGTTTTTCCCAAGCAATACCATTGTAAGTAGGCATGTCACCAATTGCAACCACAGGAGTAGCAATGATAAAGAAGATTTGACCTAAAGAGTCAGCATCTTCAGTGTTGGTTTCAGTGATAGTACCGTAAGTTCCAGAAGGATAGTAAGCCTGCAATGCAGTCAACAATCCAGCTTCTGCAGTTGAATCCCCGATATCAGGTACGTTCAATACATAACGGAAAGTTGGAGCACTACCTACAATTGAATGAGTAGCAGTTACATACTTACTTAAAAGTGGATTAGTGTTGATTTTGTCTTTCAACTCTTCCATAAAAGACCAACAGTTCAAAGAATCGCAACCACCACCACACTCTGTGCAATTAGTAGTTTTAACACGAACTGACTCTTGAATCAAAGGTTGAAACACACCTTTAGACCAATACTCATCAATTTTGAAAGTTACAACGTACTCTTCGTCACAACCAAAAGAAGGAGTTTTAGTAGCTGTAATTTCATCGTAACCGATAAAAGTAATTTGTTGTGCAGCAGCAGTTGCGTCAGCAGCTACATAAGATACTTGAGTTACTTTACCTTTACGAATCACAGGAGTTTTGAAACTTCCGAATTTGCTTGAAGGGAAGGTAGTAGCATTTCCAACAGCAACAATAATCTCTTTAAAAGGTTGAGTTGCTGATGGTGTAGGAGCACCTGAGCTATAAGCTACAGATTGATAGCCTACTAAACGGTCAGTACCTGACACATAAGTAGGAGTAAATACGCCGAGAGTACGAGCAGCTAGTGCATCGAATCCGTTTCCAGTTGTTACGTATTTGTTTGTTGCAACAAATACTTGGGTGAAATCGTAGTTCATTTTTTTATATTTTTAGTTTATTCTGAGTTTTTAACACTTCTGTCCTCTGCAAAGGTTGATTGAGCTTGATTGTCTACTGATTGTGCGGCAAACTTAGTAGCTAAATTCAGAATATCTGCTTTAGCATAGTAAGGAAGTTCACAGTCTTGATTACTCGAATCCAATCCATCTATTTTGATGTAGCCATCTGAATCAATTGGCTTTGGATATCTAAGATAAGTAAGATAAAGATTCTCAATTTCAAACGTATCGTCAGTGTATACTGTGATGTTATCTTGGCCTATAGTCCCTAAGGTTGTTCTCCATTCATAGGAGGGGCTAAAGTTTGCATCAAAGTATAATGTTGACAGATCGTTTTGTCTTATTAAATCTACTGTTAAACCTGCCTTACAATCTTCTTTCCTTGCACCTACATGAGACATGACGTACATCATGTAGTTTGGAATAGTTTTTAAGTCAGCTTTGTAACCTTTATAAAGAACGTCTGTTGTTTTTTGTAGTGGTAAAGAGGCGTTGTCAATTTTCAATATTTGTAAATCATCAATTCTCTTTCTTGTCCCTTCGTACCCATCTCTGAAAATGTTATTTTCTCCTACTTTAGATTTTACCCAAGACAGTTGAGCTTGATTTAAGAAAACTAAAATATCTTCCAGAGGGACTTGCACATTGTCTTGCCTGTCCATCTTATTTAAGTTTAACTTAAACTCGTATATCAACTCTTCTACTGGTATCATCTTTAGTTATTAGATAATGGATAGTTTCATTTTATTTTTTACTTTGTCTTTAAAGGCATCGTATATTTCACTATTTTTAGGATCTACCAATAGAAGTTCTAATTCTTCTACTGACTTAGCCCAAATGTGTTCACCTTCATATACGATAGAACCTTTAACTCTTATTACGTTATAATCAATCAACTCACGGATTAAACTCTTAATTGCTAGAGTCTCATCAGTATAGTTTATAATTTTTGTAAACGCATTAATAGGGTCTTGGTCAAGTGCAGTAGCAGGAATATGCAAATACTCATCAAGAGCATTATACACATCTTCTTCGCTAGAATCTCCAGCTAATCCTAAACCTAAAAGCTTTTGTACTTTTTTACGTTTTACTGAAGTCATTTTATCTAATGCAGCAATAGCACTATTAATTCTCTTCTTACGCTCAAAAGCAGTTTTAGATTCTACTTCACCATCGTGTACATAAAAACGTACAACTGAACCATCCATCTTACCAGTTTCAAGATCTTCTATACTATGAGCAATCATATCCGTTTCAAGCAACCAAAAAAAGTTAATTGCATCACGAGGATTCTCTAGATTGAAGATATTATCATGGTCTTCTAGGGTGTACCCATTTTCTTTTATTTCGTCATAGAACGTACTTGTAGGTTCAAGAGATTCATCTAAAATAGATTCGTAGTAAGTTTTTAGAGACTTAATACGTTGCATCTCTTGCTCTCTAACTTCAGGATCTTCAACAGCTCGCAATTTCATTGCGTTCTCATCTAATCCTGTTCTAATTACTCCTCGTGAGTCAACACGTGGGTAAAATTTCTTTGATGTACCTGGGATAAAATTAAATCCTTCCCTGTACAATGAACCTTCCAAACTCCTTGAGTTTGCAGGTTCTTTACGGTGAGGTTTGATAACCTTAGTTCCGCGTGCTAATTCTTGTCCTTTCATTATTTTGGTTGATTGTTTTAGTTAATCTAATATCCTTATTAGGGGAGAGTCGTGAAACCCTCCCCTTCTAAAGACCGTCTAGATTAGAGACGTGGGTATTCTTTAATGATTACAGTTCTGGTAGGATCTTCCAAGAAGACACCGCAGAAGTCTTTCATGATGTAAGTGCTATAAGGATCTTTGTTAGCAATTACAGTTTGTTGAGATCCGAATCCTACTGAACCTGGAATGTACTGGTAGTACATGTTAGGACGAGTAGACAACTTAACCTCACGGATACCTGAATCTTCTTGACCAGATACGTCAAGTACGATAAAGATTGGAGGAGTTTTCTTATTAGGTCCTAATTCCAAGAAAGTAGCATGCATGTTCAACTGTTCCAATTCTACGAATTCAACAGGACCAGTTTCAGTAGTCATGTAGTGGTCAAATTGAAGAGCATAACCTTGCTTCAAACGATCTTTACCATCCATGAACTTATCAGCAGAAACCATGAAGTTAGCACTGTTAAAGTCTTTCTTGATAGCAGTAGAAGCCAACTCCATACCTGAACGGTTGGTGTAAACTTTTACTTTACGATCAGCAATCAACACACGGTTGTAGAACAAATCACCAATTGCAGTACGAATCAAGTTCAAAGAGAACTGACCACGGTCATACTGGATGATATTACCCAAGTGCAACTGCTGCCACAAACCTTGCTTCATACGAGTAGAGCGACCTCTTTCGTCTTTGGTTTGACCTTGACGACCCCACATGATCATGTTTGCTTTCATACGCATCATTTCCATACGCAACAAACGAGATACTGTTGGTTCCCAACCTACAATCTTAGTCTTTTCTGCTTCTGCAGTAGGATCAGTCAAAGTGTAGTAAGTCAAATCCATAGGATTACCAGTTGCATCAGTTTGCATACCAAGTTTAGTAGCATCAGCCCAGTCAGTGATAGTGTGTTCAACACCATATTGACTCAACACGTCAGCCATAACTTCCAAGTTACCATCAAAAATTCCCAAGCTAGAGAATGAAGTGGTAAATTCGCCTAGTACGTTACCTACTTTGAAGTACTCAGTACCGACAACCAAGAAACGTTGGTTAACGAAATCAGTGCTACTAGCGGCAACGGCACGACAACGATACTTGAATCCGTTTTGATAACGCTCAGGCTCAGATACGATTTGTACCAAAGTCTCTTGCTCATAACGGTGTGCAGAAATGATATCGTTTGCAACAAAACCTTGTTTGTCAAATACGATTTCAAATTCTTGTCCATCGATACCAGGCTTTGCAACAGTAGTAGCAAAGTTTGAGATAATCTTTGGCAATTCAGCACGCTTCTTGATTTTGTAAGTGAAGACTCCGTTAGGATCGTTAACCATGAAAGGTTTACCGTTCTTCATCACAAGATCTAACAAGTCGTTAGAATACAAGCGAGTGTCAGTAAACAGACGCAACATAACTTTGTCATACTGGTCTGGCTTAGTTTTCAACATTGACTCGACAAAGTTTTTGTCAGTCAGTTTACCCAAACTATTCTTAGAATAGTATGAGCTAGTAACGTGGGCGTTAGCTATAACGCGTCCGTTAACTCTGGTAATGGATTGATTAGGCATTTTATTTTTTGTTTATGTGTGCTTAGTTTATTATCTTCCGAAGAAATTACTAAAGAGTTGGGTCTCTTTCCTAGGTTCTCCTTTAGGTCCTTTTTTAGACTTATTTTGCAATTCTTTGAAAATTGAGTTTGTCTCTTCACTTACACCTTTCTTCTTTACAGGAGTTAGATCTAAGTTAGATTGAACTAATCTTGCTACTGCTAAAAACTTTTGAGGATCGTCCTGACGCATCTTAGCTAGAGTAAACTCAAACTCACTAATCTTTTGTCCGTTAGGTAACTGGTAGTTTTTACTAGTTACATAATCAAACAAGGTAGAAGCTTCGTTTTGATTAATGGGATACCCATTAATATCTCCTGTTTTGATAGCATCTTCGAGAGTTTTAATATAAGACTCTTGTCTTGTATTTTCTCTTTCCTGGATTTCTCTTTGACGTTGAGCACTCTGTTCAGCCAAAGCTTCCCTCTCTTGTCTACTACGCTCTAAAAGTTTTACATAATACTTTTCAGAGAAGTTTTCAAGTTTGTTTGTTTTGACAGCGTACTCTAACTGCTCTTCAACTTCTTCAGCATCTAAGCCCGTGCGAGATAAATACTCACGGAAGATTGCTTCTTGGTTTTGAGGATTAGTCAAGTCAATATTTTCTAGTGCAATTTGTTCGTTGTACTTAGAAAGATATTGTTGAACAGGAACTTTATTAATAAAAAGATCTTTTACTAATTCAATTCCTTCTTGGCCATAAGCCTCAGTAGCAATTTCTTCTAGTTGTTTCCAAGCTTTGTTCTCTACAGTTGTAGACATCATCTCTAGGAAAGATTCCTCTGTCCACTCTACTTCATCTGGGTTGACCTCTTGGCCCAAGTCAAAGTGACCTGAACGGAGAAGACCTTTTCCAAATGCTTCATAGTAGTTAATTTCCTCGTCATCTTCATTCGCTAAGGCATCTGCTTCTACAGCAGTTCCTTCTTCTTCATCTTCTTCAATAGGATTATCCTCTAGAAGCTCTGGTTTTGAAGTAGGAGCAATGGGTTCAGTTGATTTCTGTTGCCCTCCCATCGGAAGGTCTTCATCGTCTAAATCCATCTTTTCTCCTGCTAAAATATCAGGGGCAAGATTAGCGTTTGGGTCGAACTGAGGATCTTGTAGTAAATCTTCAGTAGCAAAATTTTCAAAGAACTCTAGGTTGTCTAAACCTAATTGGTCGTTTTCTGGGTTATTATTCATGACAATGGGTGGTTGGTTTGTCTGTTTTCAAAGTTAATCTATTAAAAAATTAACACAATAGGTTAAAAAAAGTGAGTGTGTGAATATAGATAAAAAGAAATTGTTACCTCTTATTATCGTATTTATTCTTGTTTTGCTTGGCTATTTGGAGCTTAGTGTCTATGTCTTTCTCCTTTAAATCAAGCTCTCTACTTTTTAGTTTATTTTGATCTTCATTCTTAGATTGTTCAAACCTTAGCTTAGATTGTTCTTTAGACATATTGGTTTGTTGGATAAGTAATGGAGTCAAATCTTTTTCTTGTGAGAAAGAACCTTCGTTAGCAATACCTTTAAGTTTCTCAACGTCAAGTCTGTTCTGACGATCAAGTTCTTTATTCATATCCTCACGACGTGCTTCAGTTTCTTTTTGTTCAGCATCAACTTGCATTTTAGTTTGGAACTGCTGATTTTGCATTTCCATCTGTTGCTGTTGTTGTTGCATTTGTTGCTGTTGCAATGAAGCCTTACGCTCTTGTACTCCTTCAAGGACTTTACGAAGAGAACGTTCTGATGCTGCAGTATACAAATCAAATATCTCAATAAGTTCTGCTCCATTCTGAAGTGCTGGTTGTGCTAATGACCTTAACTGTTCTAGAGTTACTCTATCTTCAGCATATGAAGTTACAAATACAAACAATTCACGAAGCAACTCATTCTTAGTTATACGTAAGAATACAGTCTCTAGTTCTGAGTTGAGATAGTTTAAAGTAGAAGTTGGTTTTTGCAATTCTGTGTACTGTGCCATCTCTAACATTGTTTGATACACTTGTTGCATTATATTATCATGCCAAGCAAACCATGTTTCTGTTTGAGAGAATGATTGAGTTAATCCTTCTTTAGTAGCAGTGGCAGTTTCAGAGGCAGTCATTGCACCTAACCGTTGACGAGTAATACCTACCAGTTCGTATGCTTCAGTCCTAAGTGCTTGGGCTAACTGAATACGTGATTGTATTTCTGCAGTTCTAGTTAAGTCAACTCGTGATAATTGGTTGAATTGTACAGCCCCTCCTGTATTTTCTGGAGATGTATCAATAAACAAAGAACCTCTGTTCTTGGCATTCCATAACATTGTTTCAATTGGATCTTGCGAATCTTTCTTAGGTACTACTTTAAGATCACCTAAGAACACTACTCCAATTTCTTTCTCTAGTAGTTCCCATAATTGGTTCATACAAATGTTGTAAAGAACCTGGTAAGGCTTAAGTAAGTCTAGTAAAGATTTACCTTGAGTGTTTCTAGTTGTATTTATAATTCCTACAATTGGAGGAGTTTGACTATATTCTAGAGGTTCTACGTCAATATAAATATCAGCGCCAATCTTAATTCCTTTCCACCACTCGTTAATCCATAACTCATCTAAGGCAATATCTCCCATTGTCTTATCGTATTTATAGTCTTCAGAAACAAACTGATCTTGTAAATAGCCTTCTTCGTCAATGTACTGGCGCTTAAAAATCTTTTTCTTAGACTGCCAATAACAAGTAACTACTGTAAATGCATGCTGAGAGTTAAATGAGAATACGTTATGGTCAATACCTCCGTTGGCAAAGTCACCTACGTTCTCAAACGTCAACTGCCACAGAGGGTCGTTTGGGTCTGGGAGAGCAGGAGATAAAGGAGAATATTCATTGTTACGAAGATTTTGAAGAGAACGTGAGTTAAGATGTTTTATTTCTTCACCTGAAACATTATATCTTTCAACTATTTCACTTACAGAAAGAACTTCAATTGTACCTAATGCCCAACAATCTGTAGTGTACATAGCATTACGATTCGCTAAATACCATACATTAGATGGATTCTCTACTTTATAAGTAAAGCCAATACGTGAATTATCTGGGTAAAAGTGGTGGTACTGTTGTCCTGTAATCAAGAAATCTAAAAAACCTTGACTAGACTTTTCTTTTAAACGGAAAGTGTACTTTAAAGCATTAAGTACTTTGTTACCCCAATCTTCAGCAGTAGAAGTATAATCCAAAATCTTGTTTTGAATCTCTGCCATCATCTCTGATTGGATTTGTTCTAACTGGTCTTCTGGCACTCCTTCTAAACGAGCAACCATTTTATTCATAAAGAACTCTTTAATTAGGTCTGTACGAAAATCAATGTTCTCGTCAACACTTGCATCGTCTACTGCTTTGACTTTATACTTAAAAGGACGGTTAATTAACTCCCCTTTTAATTGGTTAATAGGAGGGTTAACAATAGGGTAGTGCTTAAGATGTTGAGGAATTTCTGGCTCTTGGTCAGGGGTATCTGATAGATAACCCATGATTTCTTTAATCTGAGGCTCATTAGTATAATCATCAAAGTTAAACTCCCCATTAAACAAACGGTAGTTTTTACGGAACTTAACGTTCTGTTTGTACTGAGCAAATGCAATATTTGCAAAATAGTCTAGAGTAGATTTAATCCACTGAGGCTTTTGTTTCTTGGATGCAGAGACAAATTGCTCTGGATAAAAGTATGAGTGATTTAACGCATCGGTGTACTCTTTGAGTGCTTCTATGATCATAACAATGGATGTTAAGGTATTAACTTTTAAAGTATAACTAGCCGTAAAAATAATACCAAATCTTAATTTTGCTACTTAAAATTTTAAAATAAGTACAGTTTAGTACCTAAATGGGTTCCTAGTTGTTCTAAAAAGTTGCTTAGTTTTAGATGTTTTGAAGTAATCTTGCATACGTGCATCTTCTGTAGAAGATACTATAATTGATTTTCCATTCAAAGATTTTGCCATTGCTAAAGTAAGTCCAAATGAAATAACCCTATCGACGTTTAACTTAGGGGTGAATTTAATTAATTCCTTTAACAACAAAGGATCTAAAATTCGTGTTACTCCTAGTCTTTCTTTTGTGACGTTTCCATCTTTATCTACCTCTCTATCAATAACTTCAGTAACATACTCAATGATTAAAGAGTTCAAATAATCTTTAATGTCACTAGTCATATGTATTCCGTATTCTCTATTCACTGCACTGCTTGGGTGAATATCATTTAAAAAAGAAGGAGTACGTTCTAAAAAGAAAGCTGCTTCATTCTTTTCAATACAATGCTGGATAAATCCCATATCCATGTTTTCACAAAGACTTTTAGCATTATAATACTTAAGAAGCATCTTGGTCATTTCATACCACATTTCAATTTTTCTAGGACGTCCTGTGTAGGAGGCTACTACAATATTTTGCCATCCCTCTCCTGCAATATCATGCACACGTTTGTATATGTAAGTCGATCCTAATGAAGTAGAGTATTTAGCTTGTGATTGTTTATATGGGTCAGTCCCTGCAGTATAGAGACCATACGGGGCGCCTAGGATAGGATATTCCCAAATCTGAACAACCCCTTCAAGATTATCCGTAGGTTTAGAAGGAAAGGTCTGTACTGGTTTCTTCTCTGTAAACTTATGTCCTATACTACCATCGGCTTTTTGAACTAATTCAACATAGTCAGGGTTAGCATCAAGTGCAGTTATCTTTTGTAATTGCTCTTGAAGTAAATCTACTGGAAAGATATTCTGTGAAAGTTCTAAGAAACACTCTTCGTGTGTAAGAGGGTAATACATTACTTCCTTTAAGTACGCTTCAAGACCACTTGATTTTTTAATTTGTTCACGTGATTTTAAAATAAGTTCTTTTCCTTTTTTTTCATCAGACACCCAAATTACAACGTTGTCTAATTCTGAGGGTAGTTCTTTTTCTAAATAGAGTCCTAAAGGTTTTGGTTCTTTTGGAACTTTTAATGATTTAGTACCTGGAATAAACAAACCATAGGATTTGCCAGACTCTGTAGATTCTACAGGAAGAAAATTATAAGCTTCAGGGTTATTGAAAAGTTCTTCCAAGTCCCCTGCTTTTGTCATATCTCCCGAAGTCCCAATGACAAAAGGAGAACAACGCCATCCATATGGGCTGTCAAAACAAGGGGTAGTTGCCGCCAAGCAGTTGAGAATCTTTCCTTTTCCTCCTTCCTCCAAGAGAAAAGAAGATAGAGTAAGACCAGCAGCCGCTTCCGTATTGTTGCCTTCATCAAAGTTTCGTATATGGAATTTAGACCATTCATTTCTTACGTTTTGTTTATCTTTATATCCTAGGGTTACTTGTCGTTTCCAATCATCTTCGATACGAGGAAACTTAAAGTACTCTGGAAGATTACGTAAACCTAAATCTACGTACTCTGTTATAATTTTTAAGTCAGGGCCATTCAAAGCTGAGATTAGATTATCACTACCTCTTTGAGTTACTGCTTTATGGGTAATATACGATGAAGTCAATACTGATTTAGAGATTCGTCGAGACCCCACCATTACAACCCCTTTTTTACCTTCAATATGATTTTCAGCTCTGTGTATTGTTTCGTCAACAGCTAAATAAGTATCCCATAATTGTGGGCGGTCAAGTTTACGAACTTGCCTAGTGCCTACTATAGTATCCACATAAATAGACCAATAATTTAAATGCCAATAGATAAAAGGAGAAAAGTAAAAACCATTAATGGTAATACCTTCAGTTATCTTTTTATCTTCTTCTTCCCAAAAAGCCACATACTCAGAAGACTCCTTATCAGGAACAGATCTAACATTGACAAAAAATTCTGGGCTATCTAAATGCATCTTACGTAAACTTACTCATCTTGCCATTCACCTCTTGTGATCCTCTAATCTCAAGTTTAGCTTCCTCTTTCTCCCTCAGTTTATCTACTACATCAAGTAGTGCAAGATACTCTTTCATAGTATCTCGAATAGATTTAATTTGTTGTTCAATAGATGCAATCACCATAGGTATAGAACCTCCTTTAGAAGTAGGCTTCCACTCTACTCTATCTTTAAGTGAGTTTAAGGGGTTGGCATCTACATACTGTCTCCACTCTGCAAGTTTTTCTTCTGCCCAATCTAGTTCAGCAGAGATATAAGTTTGTTTTTTCTGTGCCATATTATTAGTTATCGTATTTGGCTATAAACTCCTCTTGTGGAAGACTAACAAAATCTTCAAGTAGACGAGCATAAAAATCATCATTACGTCCAGTTTTACCATAAGAGTATCCTGCTTTCCAAAAGACTTTTGTTATCATAAACAAGTTGTCTTGGAAAGTAGGAGAGCTCTCAGGTAATAAACGTTTGGTTGGTTGTTTTGTCATAGGTTAGGCTTTAATTTCTTGGAGCTTACTATCTGCAGGCATATAGTAAACTTCAACTCCGCACTTAGTGCCTTTGTTTCCATTACATCCATTAAGAATACGGAATGCTTTTTTAAGGTTTGTAATACCTTTTAATTTGATTGATGGTTTTTTCATATAGATAGATGTTAAAGTTTCTTTTCCCACTTCAAAGGTAGTTTCTTTAGTGAATTATTAGAATTCCATTGAGTAATACCACAGTCACAAGTTAGGCAGGCGGTTTTAAATTCGAGGATACAACCACATAATGCACAGTGGAATTCGGCTCTTCCAGTAGCGTATGGGACACCCGTAAGAGCCATGTACTCGGGAGATAGTTTAGCATTTCTTGAGTTGTAGGGACAGTTGAGACAAATGTCCATTCTGTCTGTGATAAGTTGCTTGTCATCATCTTTAAGTAAATTGAATTCTTTCAATGTCTTGTTGCTGATCCCCTCGATTATTTTGTCGGCGTTCTTTACTCCCAACTTCAGCAAGTTCATGTAGTCTGCAAATGGATTCATATAGTTGTTCTAGTCTGTCTTTTTTAAAATCAATAAGTCTTTGTTTCTGTTTATGATACATAGGCTTATCAAATATAGGTTCATTTAAAAGAATGTCCATCTTAGTTAAACCTTCTTCATAGAGCTTTTTATAGTTTTGATAAATATTATCCATAAATACTGCCCTACCTTTTGTATGATACTTTGGAAATTTCAACATAAAGTTAGCCATCTCACGATACCTCACAACATTAAAGTAGAGTATATTTGGAATGCACGCAGGGTTAGCCCTAAAGCGACCTAAGCCTTTGAGGTAAACTTGTTTAGTTTCAGTATTCTTTAGAGAGTTTATAATTTCTCCTAGATACCAAGAATAAACTTCGTCTACCTCTGAACTTGTGCACTTTAACTCTTTGGCTGCCGTACTATATAATCCAAATACTTTAAGTTCTATTTGAAGGTCTTTTCTCATGCAACAACTTCTTCTTGTTTTACTTTAAAGGTGTTTTCGGTTAATACTTCTTTTCTTATTTTAGTTTTAGGTTCTAAAGTAAAATAAATAGTCAATGCCGATTGATGGTCATTCTCTGGTTTTAGTTTAGGGTTTAAGTTGTTTTTCAGAAGTAACTGTTGTTTTCTAAGTTTAGTAATTGTGTTTGAAATTACTTGGATAGTCGTATTGAACTTAGCAGCAATTTCTTTTTTAGTGTCTGAAGTCAAAGCTTTTCTGTAACTAGAGTATGCTAAAATTGTTACTGATAAATCAGATAAACGATATCCTGCTAGTCTCAGCAAAACATCAATGTAGTCCTTATGGATTAAAATAGGGTCAGGGTACTTCCGTAAAAGTTTTTTCATACTGTGGTTGGTTGTCTGTTACAACTGCTACAAATATAGCATTACAATATAAAAAGTCAAGTCATAAGTTATAACTAATTAAGTTAAAACAAAAACTTAACACGGCAAGTTAAGGTAAACCTACACGTAAGGAATGCAGTAAATACGGGCTATAGCTCCTTAACCAAATCAATTAAACACTTCTCTACTGCCTTAGAATATACTTTTTTATTGTGAGGAATCTCCTCGACTGTCAAGAACATTGCATTAACATATACAGTTTTTACGTTCCTAGAATAATGTGTAATGTTATTAGCTGTAATAGACATATTGACTACATAATCCCTCTTTAATAGTTGAATTCCTATAATGTTTATAAGCCTTTGAGGTAATGCAATTGTGTTAATTGCTAGCTCTACTTTAATGCCTGTGTCGCACAAAGAGTACTTGTTTACAATTAATTGTTCTGCTGTAGCCACTACTCCAAAATCAACAGGTCTTCCTGCTATGGTACGTAAGTGCGTGTGATTGCGAACAGTGTCAATTTTATAACACTGAGCGTTTAGGGTAACTGCAAATGCAGTGAGTAGAATTATAATGAGCTTTTTCATGTTAGTAGGTTACTGCTCCAGCATAACCAGGAGCTATTATGTAGAGATTTAAAGTTCCTCCACTAGTTAAAGTAGAAGTTGTATGAGTGGAAACTCCAGGATAAGTTGCACGTACGTTTGTAGTAGCCGCTTTAATTGCATTGTATTGAGCAGTAGTAAAGATTCTTACGTCAGGAGCTGTTCTCCACTTAGAAAACCTTCCTGCTTTTCTTGCAGCCACATAATACTTGTCTGCTACTGAAAGTAATCCGTCATCGTTTACATCATACATGTGAAAGGACAAGCCGTTCCTTGTAGTCTTTCCTAGTATAGTATTAGATACTCCTTGGATATCTGAAGTTGCATAAGCCTGGACTCTAGTAGGGGCAGCTATCTCTATGTAGTACTCTTTAGAAGGATCATAAGTCTCAGAGATAGAATAGTACCCCGAAGAGTTAGTATAAATAGTTTTATAAAGTGTCCAAGAAGAAGTTGTTACTATGTAGTCAAACTCTATAACATAAGCCAGACTACTACTATTGTTTAAGTCATTCCACTTTCCACCACTTACAAACTGAATATAGTCTTCATTACCTGAGTTATTGGGTTCTCCTGAGTTCCAGTTTGTGTAAGAAAAAGTTTCTCCTGTTACCCATTTCCAAGTCCCCTCTGTTACTTCATCTGTTAGTCCTATCCAACCAGAAGGCCAAAGATTAAATAAGAAACTATTTTCACCTGAACTTGTAACTGTTACTAAATAACCCCCCATAGCAACACAGTTAGCTTTAGCTGTAGTCCAGTTAGCTGTTCCTGTAGAACGATAGTAAGAGTGCCCATTATAATTACTCTGAGAAGTAAATCCTGTTATAGTAGAGTTTGTCCTTCTATATAGCTTTACAGCTACGTTATTTGCTCCAGATCCATTTGCATTATAAAGATACCCAGAATAAGTAAACTGTGCGCTTAGAGAGCTTGAAAATAAGAATAGAATAATAACCCATCTCATATCTTCAGCTTACCTCCTACTAAGATTTGGTAGTTTACTATGTCTTGGTTTGCTATGTATGTTCCTCCCCCTGTAAGTCCAAACTTAAAAGTTTTTGTGATTGAATAGTTTATGTTTAGGAATGGAACAATAATTGGGTTGCTTTGGAATAGACTCTCGCTGTAGTATTTAGTGTAAGGAGCGTACACGGCAGCAGCAATAATCGTAGCATCAAGATGCTTAGAAATCTGACCCTTGTACATAAAACCTCCTATAATCATAGTAGAGATTAGTTCTTCCTCAAATAGTTTACCATATGAACCTGCAGCTCCATACAAAGCTGTGAAATTTTTAATTGAGTTTACTCTGACAAAGAGTAGTGAAGTAGTGAATGACTTGGGCATCAATCCTAGTCCTGCTGAAAGTACGTTAATATGTTTGTTTCCTTTTTGGTTTGATCCAATCCAAGATTTTATGGCTCCTATGTTTCCTATCTTGGCATTAACCATGTAATCTCCAGACAGTCCTACAGAAGCTGTACCATCTCCTTTTACTCTAGTAAAAGACATTGTACCTCTTGCGTCTTGCTTGTCGCTCTTAGCAGTTTGGATTCCTACTATGTCACCTGTGACTAAGATAGCTGGCTTCTGAGTTTCTACTTTACCTTTAGCAGCAGCTTTTGCCGTAGAGTTACCTCCTGCTTTCTGAGTCTCACTCTTTTGTTCTTCTACTTTTTCAGGAGTTTTCTCATCAGCCTTTTTATCTGAAGGTGTGCCAGAACCGCTGCCTCCATTAGAACCATTGCCACTACTACCAGAAGAAGAACCAGAGCTACTCCCAGAACTGCTCCCAGAATTGTTAGAGCCGCTAGAGTTATTATTTGAGTTGCTTCCATCATTATTTACTTGTCCTTCCGACCCCACGGATCCTTGTCCAGATGATTGGTCACCCGAACTAGAAGTATTCCCAACATCACCAGTAGTGCTATTGCTTCCATCACCATCTGATTTGTCGTTCGACTTTCCATTTTTAGTCTTTACATTAACTCCCGATGTCCCTGAGGTGGTTGTTCCTCCTACAGAAGTCCCAGAACCCAGGGATGTCGAAGATAAGTCTAAACTCGTTAAAGAGTTCAAGGTCATTACACTATTTACTAAACCCATTACCGTATTGGTAGAAGTTGTTGTAGTGGTTGTTGTTAGTACCCCCTCACAAGGTTTGGAAGTACTGAAGTTTGTAAAAGTAGAACTTAACCAAGCGTCAAACGTACCATCTTGTAGTTCAACGTAACTAAAAGCTCTTACCTGCCCGTAGTAAGAAATCATTATAGGCGTATTCATATCCGCATTAATGAACTTTAGTTCTTTAGTACACGGATCTGTGTAACTATAAGTAAAGGACTGAGCTTTTAAACTCAGTCCAATACTTAGTAATAAAAACAATATGTTAACTCTTAAAGACACCGTTCTTGATAAGGTTTTCAATCACTTTTGTGCATGCTGTTTCTAGCGATTTGCGTGTTGCCTTACCTACGGTACTTTGAGAAAACTTCATATCATCAAGAGATTTTAAGAATGATTCCCCTACTTTTAAAGATTCTCCTTCTCCAGAACCAATGTAGATTTGCCCAGTCTTGGCATCTACAAAACGAACTTGGAGTCGGATAAAAGTAGTTACTACTACTTTAGTTTTTCCTCCTTGAACTGCTTCGTCTTCATCTACGGCAAAATCAGCCACAGTTACATAAACAAAGTAGTGAGCAGGTTTGATCTTCCCTTTGCCGTCAATAGGCTCGTCAAATACTCCTTTTTTAGAAGCTTTGAATTGAGTTACCATCCTCTCCTTGATTTCAGCCTTCTCCTCAGTAAATACAAAACGATTTGTTTCATCTAGATAGTCTAATACAGATTCTGCAAAACCTAAACCTACGTTTTTCTCTTGTAATGCAGGATACAAAGAAAGTACTTTAGTCATATCTACACTTACTACCTGTACAGTTTTTTTAATTGAATCTGTATAACCAGATACAGTAGAGATGTCTTTTGTTTCAATAACCTCACTATCGGTGGTTGTCTTCATCGACCCACAACCGTATAGTAAAATTACTAATAGCAGATTACCAAGGATCTTCTTCATCTGGCTGAGGTTTAGCGGCAGGAGCTGGAGCAGGAGCAGCTGCAGGTGCAGCCTTTTCTTTGATGATAATGGTTTTACCGCCACCACCAGTGTTTGCTTGTTGCTTCTGTTCGTTGTTCGTAGTGATGTTAATCACAGGTGCAGGTGCTGATACAGCAGCTGGCCCTTCGGCTTTTTCTTCGCCCCCACCTAAATGAGTAGCAAACCAAGCACCACCTGCAGTTACTGCGGTAGTGATTGCTCCAATGATGGTTTTTTTGATAGCGGACATACCGCCTTCTTCTTTTTCTTCTGACATAGTATTAATTTTTATTTATGAGTTCTTCTACATATTTATCTCTTTGCTCCGTTAAGTACTGATTACGCTCAATCATTCTAGCTCTTTCGTCCTCAGTAAGTTTAAGGATTAAAGTTTCTTTATCAGTTATCATCTTTTTGTACTCTTCCAACTGACTTTTAAAATTCATGTTCTGGTAGTACAAGATGCCCACTAATAATATAATAGTGAAGGATTGCTCTTTCAGCTTCTCAAAAAATGTTTCACCTATAGATCCTTCTTTCATATTAGTTTGTTTGTCCTAATGCTTGTATATAAGAGTCAATGATTCTAGACACGGCTTCAGGCTTTTCATCGGCTTTAAATTTAACTTTAATCTTAGCCATCCCTGAAGAACTTGGATTGATTCCTGAGTCTACTTCAATTCCTTTTATATTGTGTTCATACCCCTTCTTCTTAAATAGTCCCAGTAGAGACTTCTTAAGACTGGATACTTCCTTCTCCTCATCCCCAAAAATTAATCTAGCTTCAAACTCTATATCTAACTCATCTAGTCCGATAGAAGAGTGATCTGCTAGAATGTAAAGAGGCACTAGTAACTCCTTGTCTCCAATCATAAAGTTTGTAACCTTTGGAGTACCGTCCTCATTAAAGTAATTTCGTAGAGCATTAATGTGTTGTCGTTCACTAATACTCTGAGAAACCATGGCGGCCTCTAATAGACCGCCTACAAGTTCCTCAATGTTTAATCTTGCCATACTACAAAACTACTCAAATTTTCTAATTAAGATTCTTTAGTCAACGGAACCAAAGAAGGCTCTAACATTGCTGTAAGAAAATCAGATAATTTAAGCATACCTTCTGTTGGAGGTAATTGCTCTGCGTGTACTTTTACTTCATACTTAGCTGAGTTGTCACTCTGTCTAGTGTTCTCTTTGTGAGCACTTACACTACCAGATACCTTAGCATTGAAACTCATACCCCACCATTTGCCACCTGCAGTTACTTCATAAGCTGTTTCAGAATCATTAGATTCTTTAGTCATGTCTGAAGTTTTTACTTCCATAGTGAAATTGATGTCAGCAGAAGTAATTGCCAAAGAAGGCAATGGAACCAAAGGAAGCATAGGAACTTTACTGTAAACAGTCTTAAGTTCTTGAACTCCTGTGTCTCCGTTTGTGAATACACGTTGCATCTCTACATCAAGAGAGCGTGCAACATTAACATCACCTTTTTTCTCAAAAGCTACCTCAGAGATGTATCTCCAAGTTACTTCGTTTAATTTAGCTTGTCCTTTTGCCATTCCGACAATAGGGCTTACAATAAGGTCTTCGATAGGAAGTCCTCTAAATTGGTCTGCAATTGAATCTGCCATAATTTATATATTAGTTTGTTTTTTATTTAAATTCAACTGTACCCTCATACGATTTCTTGACACTCTCTATTTCTTTAATTGCAGAATAGAAGGAAGTTTTTATTTCTTCGTTTATTTTGAAATTAAAGATAGTGCCGCAGTGTGGACACCCAGACTTAGGATTGTTTAAGATAAACTTTAAGTCTAAGCCTAGGGGTTCTTTGCACATCGGACAGGGTATAGCCATGATTATTAGTTAGTTGTGTTTGACAAAGATACACCATCTTCCTCATCCACCTTTTGAATTAACATTTTATCTCTGTCTTCAGAGTTAAACCAATAGTCAACTACTTTGTTTAAGTTACCAACAAATGCACCTAAAAGAATAAGCAACATTTCTTTCCAGTCTTCTCCAATAGATGCTCCTAAGAAGACAGCAGCATTAATACCAACAATGATTAGGGTAAATAGACCTAACACAATGGCAGTAATTTTCCAACGGTTAGCTTGCATCTGTTGTAGCATGTAGTAGAAACGATTGTTGTCTGGTACTACTACGGGTTCTGCTTGGCCGAAACCAAGTTTGTCTTTTAAGTTCATATGATTAATAGTTTAGAGTCTAGGATTTGTTTTTCTGTTCTTAAAGTTAAGATGTAAACTCCGTCAGGGAGTCTTTCTAAGTCTACACTATACCTGTAGTTTCCTACAGGCATGTGTTTGTCTAGGATATTTTTAACCTTCTGCCCTACTTCGTTGTAGAGGGATAAGTTAACATCGGATTCTTCAGCTATCTTAAACTGTACTTGGAAAGCTCCTTCATTAGGATTAGGGAAAGCAATTAACTCCTCTACTTGATTAAATGTTACAGTTCCTTTTCTACGAACTTCAATAATGCCCATAGTAGGGGTGATGTTCATGTCCCGAGCATCTTTGTCTCCTACGTATTTCTCTGATGTCCAGATTGCTGCGGTAGCCCAAGAATCTTGGGGTTTCTTAGCAATGAACTGAAGTGTAAATACAGCCTCTCCGTCTTTTAATAGATTAGAATTGGTTAAGTCTGCCCCGCCCCAAGAAACAATACCATTAGAAGGATTGGTGTAAGAAGTCCACTTCATAATCTTTTCAGTCACTTCTACGTTCTTAAACTCTAAGTAAGTTGTGTCGTATTTAAGATCTAATTGAAGTGCTCCTAAGTCTTTGCCGTTAGTTATAACTTTAACTGGTACGTTTACCAAGTTGCCATCTTCTACCTTCACCTTAGGCATATTGATTTGAATAGTCTCAAGAGTAGGGTCATCGTAACTTACTGTTTTGTCAATGATGTAGTTCTTAGCGTTATTCTGGTTGATGATTTTAATAGGAGTCAAACGAGCCATCTTAAATCCTGTAGCGTTGGCGTCTCCTTTAACAGCTACATAGTAAGTGATAGAATCTCTTCCATCTACACTGTAAGTAAAGTTATTTATAGTAGAGTATGTGGAGGTAAGGTTCGAGGTAGCTCCGTTGATTGAATTATATTCAGCAACTGTGAAGAACATTACATCTTTCTTTGAGTTAGGCCAAGCAGAGAATCTACCTGCCAAACGTCCATACACAGAGTATACATCAGCAATAGAAATGTCACCAGTAGTTCCGTTTACATCCATTGTGTAGTAATCAAATCCTGCAGGAGTGTATTGACCTAAGATAGCTTGGTTAACCTTCTGTGCATCTGCCGTAGAAAATACGTTACCTGGAGTCATTGTGTCTCCCTTAACTGCAATACGTACATCCCAGTAAGTAGTATCTAAGAACTTACGGAATACAGTAACCCCGTTAGAGTTAGTTTTCTGTGCAGCAACTTCAGTCCAAGTAGAAGAACCTTTAGCTCTTTTCTCTAAGCTAACTGTTAAGTTCTTAGCATCTGTACCTGTTACGTTTTTAAACTTAGTAGCAAATCTCAATACCTTTTGGTTGAAACGTCCACCATAAGAGTAAACTACCAAAGTAGTATCGTTACCCCAGTTAGTAGCAGCTCTGTTAGAGAATGACTTAACCCCTGATACTTTTAAAGTCTTGATAGAATCTAAAGTATTCCATACAGACTCAGCAGCGTGAGTGAAAGTCAAATCAAATGTAGCTCCGTTAGAATAGTTGTAAGTAGAACTAGTACCTGTATAAGCCAAGGTAACTGTTAAGAATCCTTGTGTGTTACTATCTACGTACTGAAGATACTGATCTGTAGTAGAAATCTTAAGAGAAGGAACGACTGCAGTAAAAGCTGTTTTGTCGTAGAATACACGAAATTGCATACCTGTAATCTTCTCTGAAGTAGAAGTGTTGTAGAAATGGAGAGGAGCTACCGTTTGACCTACCGTATTAGTAGCAACTTGATAACCTGAGTCAATTACGACCCAATGCCCTGTTCCAGGAGATGTAGCTGCACTTTGTGCAAAGAGACTAGTAGTAAGAGACAACACCCCGACTACAAATAAAATGAGTTTTTTCATTGTTTATATTTGTGTATTTTTTCATAAATGTTTGCCAGTAACCAAGGCTCGGGGGTTGGGATGTTTTGAAGAAAGGATAATTCGTACATATAGCATTTAAACTCTTCCTCGTGTTCACTCATATTACTGTCCTGCATTATGTACACAAGATGTTGACTTTCATGAACTAGAATGCATGCTAAGTTATTGATTGAGTTTAACTTAATGTCTGCATCTGCTATAAGTATAGTGTAGTCTCCTTCAACTACACTTGTGGAAGAGAAAGAACTTTTCCAAAAATCAACTCGCTGACAGACTTCTTTAAAGACAACATACTTATCGTAGTCGTACTTTTTAATTATCTGTATTGCAGAATCAATCTTTGTATCCCAGCCATCTCCTGCTTTTGAAATTGTTTGACAAAAGCAAGAGTTGACTAAGAATAGAAGACCACAAAGTGTCTTCCAATTTTTCATTATTTTTTCTTTGCGGCTTTTTTAGCTTCACCTGCAACTTTATCAGCAACAATAAAGTCACCAGATTCAAGCAAAGTGTAAGTAAAAGAGTTTCCGTAAATTAATCTAGACTTACGAGCAAGGTCCATGAACTCATTAAAGTCACGTTCACGTTTGAACACTTGACATCCTTCGCTCCAGTTTTCTACAAAATTAGAATCTGCACCAGCTTTGTGGATGTTAATGCCGTAAATACCTTCAGTAATGGTTTTTTCGTCATAAGTCATATCCTTGTTAGCATCACGATACACTTTTACATTCTTGGCTTGCTTCAAAGCTTCATACTTACCTTGGTGTAAACCAATCACGTGAGAACCACGATATTGATTAGGAACCAAACGAGCAACACCTGCTGCGTTGTGAAATTCCTTTACACCTTTAGTACCTGGGTCAGTAGTAGCCTGCCATTCGTGAAACATCCATTTACCATCTACTTTGTAAGAAAGTGTAATCTTGTCATCAAACAAGTTAGTTACATCATTTCCAGTAGAGGAGTTACGTACGCCTACAATGTTTAGGTCGTAACCTTTTTCGCCTTCAAACCAAACGTATCCTTTGGCTTTAACAGCGGCTTCGATTTGTTCTTTAGTATATGCCATAATTAAGATTCAGTAGTTTCAGTAGTTTCAGAAGAGTTAGAGGATTCAGGTTTCTTCATGATCTTCTCAACAGAAGTCAAACCTAAACAACCAAAAGCCAACAAAGCAACTGCATCCACCAAAGGAACAGAAGGAGCAAAGTGAGCTTCAGTAAATGAGTTGGCGTACAAAGTTGCACACAGAGTCAATGTGCAAAATAAGCCGCACAAACGTTTCATAGAGACATTACCCTTTTCGTCTTTGAAAAGGCCTCCAATAAAGTTTAGTAATTTCATAGGTATAGTTTGTTTGCCAACAAAAATAAACTTTTGAAAAAATAAGTCAAGTAGTTATTAGTTAAATAAAAAACCCCCAGATTTCTCTGAGGGTTTCCGTTGCGTAATAGTTATTATTACAATACTTCTGCCTTAGTAAAAGGAACCACAGGGGTTTCTGATGCAGGAGCTTCAGCAGCAATGTGCTCAAAGGTATCCAAATTAATTTGACCTTTACCATAGTTAGCTTCAATAGATTGGAAGAACTCATTCTGTTCTTTTACTACTTCAGCCATTGCTTCTTTTACCTTCTCTTTTACAGAAAGCAAGTCATTCATTTGGAGTTCAATCTTACCCAAATCCATAATTACGTTTTGAGTTTTTTGTTGGAAGCCTTTAATTGCCTCTACTTCTTGTTCGTTTAACTTAGTTGCCATGATATATTGTTTGGTTGGTTTATACAAATATAATGCTTTTCTGTAAATTCTGCCAAATTAGCAGTCTTCTACCTTAGCAGCAGAGAATAAGCTGACAAGTTTTGCTTTCAAGTGGCTATAACCAAATGCAAAAATGTCTACTCCTTCAGCTGAAGATAAATCAGGAACTGTGTTAGTTACTGTGTATTCCTCGGTAACTTCTTCAGTAGTGTACTCTTTTACAGTGTACTCTTCTGATACCTCTTCACCTTCTGCGTTAGTGATAGTACGAGTCTTAACTACGTCCTTCTCTACTGGTTGCATCATAGTGCGAGTCTTTACCTCTTCTACCTGCTTAGTCAAAGGAACAGACAAGTACTCACCAATTGCTTGGTTACGTGCTTGATCTCCACCCATAGGGCCCATAGAAGCGTTGTTAGGAGTAGCATCAGCTTCACTTAAGTAAAGTTGGATGCGGAAGTTAGCGTTACCAGATTTAGAAATTTGGTAGTCAGCAATACGTACGTAAGCTGTTTGGGTGATACCTTTATCAGTCCCAATGCTTTTTGTGATTTTAAGTGCCATTGTTTTAAAATTATAATTTTAGATTTGTATACATAACAAATATACTCAATAAAGTTTATTTTGTCAAGTTACTTGTTTTTTAATAGTTCTATCTCAGCCCTTAAAGCCTCGATCATTGTTTGTTGTTCTTTCATTGCTTCTACCAATAGAGGGATAACTTTGGTGTAAGCCAAGTTCTTATATCCATCTTCTTGGGTAGTAACTGCTTCTGGAAGTACTGCCTCAACATCTTGAGCAATAAGACCTACATCATGTGTGCCTACGTGCTCACCTGAGTTCCAATCAAACTCTACACCACGTAGAGATTTAATCTTATCTACAGGAGTAGTGATAAGAGTGAGGTTATCCTTAAGTCTAGAATCTGAAGGCTGAACAACTGTGTAGTCAAAGATTACTTGGTTTAAGCCTCTTGGAACGTAGAACATTCTTGCATCTGTAGAATTCTCTGCAATACGTCTAAACTCAATGTCTTGTCCTCCTGCATCTCCAGTAAGAAGTATCTTAAATGTTTTCCAACTAGAATCTGCTTGACCTCTCAGTAAGAAGTAGGTTAAAGGATTTTGGTTATACCCTACGTTAGAGTGAACTTGTAAACCTGTTCCATTACTTCCAGCAACAGTACAAGTATTACCTACTTGGTTTACTACAGTTTTCCAAGCACTCCAGCTACCATTATATCCAGATCTATAAGCCAAAGCTCTGTATGCACCTCCAGTATTAGCAACATCTTCAGGGAAGTACATTTGCATCAAAGGACCTCCAGTTTCACCATAAGATAAAACAGTACCATAACCATAAGAATCACTAGGTCTATTAGCTCCAGTGTGACCTAATGCATTAGATACAATTAACTTAGCAGTAATAAAATAGCTATTCCAATCTTGACCATAGATATCTCCAAACTTAGTAAGCTGTTGTGATACTGTAGCGTAACTTACAGATTGGCTAGCGATGTTTCCTGTATTAATTGCTCCAGATACAGTTTGATAAGTACCACTAGATTCATAGGCCATAGACCCTAATCCTAATTGAGACTTAACGTGAGCAACACTAGACTTCCTTAACCATCCATCTCCATTACTTGTATAGAATGAGTTGATAGTTGGGTTCTCTGTTTCAGATACGTTTGAGTTAATGTAATGAGCATAGATGTAGTTGTTAGCATCTCTAATAACCACTGTGTTTGCACCTACACTACCAGAAGGAGCATATCCACCTACAGTGGCAGCGCTACCCGTAGTATTCTG